CGAAAACCATGATGGTGGTCACCGTGGTCTCCTTGCGGGTCGGCCAAGTGACTTTCTGCGCCTCGGCGCGTACTTCCTGCAAAAACTTGAACGGACTGATTTTCGCCATTGCTCGCACCAAATAGCCATTTCCCGCCCAAGTTTAAGGACGAGACCGATAACACCGGTTCCTGTTTGGGATTGGGCTCGCTGCGGAAGTCCGTTGCCGGGCCGCTGACGATGGCGGGTATCTACAGTCCTAGCCCGCTGCGGTCAAGGGGACCAGCGCGAAACCGAGAAGGAACGACAGCGGATCAAGAGGATACGCCAGTCATTTCACCCTCACCCGCCCTCCCGACCCCAGCCTCACGTCGAAGCGATGAGCAGTTCCTCTGCATTACGAAGCGCGCGATAGCGCGCAGCGCTAAACGACGTCGTCGTCATGTTCGCTCAGTGCCGTCACTATTGATTTGCCGACCGGTGCGCGTCGCGACGCGCGGGCGGCGGCGCTGGCGGCGCGACCCTTGCGGGAGGGGCAGGAACATATTGCGTGTTGCGTTCGCAACCGCCACCCATTCCCCTGATGGTGGCCATGCATTGATCCCATGTCGAAAAACCGCAATTCTCGCCCGACTCGGTGCCGCCGTAGTATGCGCACCACGGATAATTTTGAGCCTGAGAGCGGGTGCCGAAGCCCGCCGTAGCGGCGAGGACCGCGAGCACGAACAGCAATGTTTTCATTGCGGCACTCCGATTTTGCGCGGCACTCGGCTACGGGTCGCAACCGATCTGCGTCACCTTATAGCAAAGGTGCAAACCGAGGAGAGACGCGCGAGGGCAATTATCTGGTTGAGTAGTCGAGGACTGGTTGCAGCAGGCACCCGGAAGGAGAACCTTCCTTTGTCGCACCTGGCAGCCCCGCTTTGTCGCACCGCAAGAAAATCAAGCGTTTTGCGAGGGCAGACTGGCAGGAGTGGAGGGACTGCTATCGACAGCAATATCAATGGGTGCGATCACCAATGAGCCCAAAAACGGCTCAAAAACCCCAATAACGACGCGGAGGGATCGCACGGTCCCCCCTCCTTTGCTATGAGTTTACTTCCCAATTAATGATTTGATCTTGTTTTCTCACCAACGGATATTTGCAGCGCAGTTTCCAAGCCATCCAGTCAAATACGTGGGCTGAATAGGATTCGCGATGCATCGCTTGAGCAACAGCAATCAACGCGCGGTGCTCATAGATAAACTCTTGGTCGATGTCGGCCACGACCGCCTCCTTCACAATGCGGCGTTTCGCGGCCGGATTCTGACGACGGGAACGCCGGCTTTCTCTGCACGCTTCACCATATCGGCTGTGCCTGCGCCGCCAGGGAACGCGATCACCATGTCGGGCTTACCTTCGTCAAGCATCTTCTGATTGCGGATCGGCCCGGCTCTGTGCCCCAGCGTTTCCCACGGAGCGGGGAATGCGTGGATGGCCACCTTGCCGTCCGCCCATTCGTCCGCAAGTTTGTCCGCGCCCGAAGCGGCGCCGTGGATTAGCTCAATGATCGGGTTCGCCGCGTGCGCCACATCGAGGATCGAGAACACGCGATCGCGGTCGTTGTAATCCCGGCCGCCGCAAACTAGGACGCGCTGTTTCATGGTCGGCTCCTATACAATGAACGGTTCCAAACGCGGCGCCATGCCGCCCCAACAATTACAGCCCACCACACGAACGGCCAACAGATGATCCATAGGCACCAGCGAAATGAGAATATGTGCTTGGACACCGATTCCTCCTCGCAGGTCAGCGAGGCCATCATGATCGCACCCATTACGTAGAGCGCACCGGCCGCTTCCCACCCCATCCTGCCCTCCTATTTAACCAATTCGAATAACAGCTTGCCTTGCGTCGGATGCTTGTCCACACGCGGGCGGCTATCCCGCGACCATGACGCGCCGCCACGCTCGCCGATCAATCGCCAGCCAGCGGCATGAAGCGACGTGCCCGGCTCGCTATTGAGAATGTAGGTTCCGATTCGTTTGAAGCCGAGCGCGAACGCGGCGCGAGCTGCGGCGCCGTACAGGAATGAGCAGGCATCCTTGGTGCCGTCCGTGCAGAGGCGCGTAACCTCGGCCGTCTCACCATCATCGCGCATCCGGGCTACGGGACGGCCAACGATGGCCACGCCGACAATCTTGTCCTTGAGCAAGCCATCCGATTGATCCACGTGGACGGAGACAGCACCTAGCGAGAACAGGTGGCCGACCACCGGCTTATGATGCCGATGATGTTCGGTCACGAAGGCGTTCGCTTCGGCCAGATCAATACGGACGTGACGGAGTTTCAAGGACGGCTCCTATTCTGCTACGGCGTATTTGTTGTGCAATACTCGAAGCGCCGCTATCGCGGTGTCGGCTCTAACACTGGATTCGCCAGCGGCATCGCCCCAACCAGCTTCCCATTCGCCATTGCTCTTAGCGCGCAAGAAGAAACGATTGTTGCGCTCAGCTCCCCATTGAACCAGATCGGCCATCTTCATCACGTACCAGACTGTTCGGGCCACAATCGCTCCTCTAAAATGAACCCCACGCGCCATATCGGCGCCGGCGGCCAAAGGCTGACCTATTAATGGCATCGCGGTGAATGCGTTCCCATTCTTCCAACTCCCGACGCGCTTCATCATTTGATGCCGTACAACCCCGATCTCGGCAAAAACTTTCGTGTTGGCACCCAGTACACATTGACATTGGAAGCTTAGTCATAATCGCTCCTACGTAACCAGCCCGCGGTCGCGGGCAATGCGTTTCAGCCATTGAGTGAGCCACGTCCGCGACGGCACTTTGATGCCGGCTTTCTTGATCGCTGCGGCCCGCTGGACATAGTTGGTATAGTCCGGACTGTAAGCGATCACGAGCATGGCGCTCAGTTCTTGGTTCGAGTAGTTGAGCGGCGGTGATCCGCGCGCCGCCTTGATAGGGTTCTTCGCCGACCGCGCCAGACGCCCAAGCATTTCGGCCGCAGCCGCCCGCATCTTGCGCCAATCCGCAGGCCGATCCGACCGCAGCCCGGTTGCTGCCTCGCGGACATGGGAGCCGCGAGCGTGAATATCGTCCTTCGCCTCCATCAAATCGGCGTAGCGGGATTCCTTGGTGCCGCCGCGCTTGGCGAGTAGCGCAGTCCAAGCGACGAGCGCCACACGCTGCCTGCGGAGCTGCTTGATGAAATCCTCGCGGCCGATGCCCTTGGCGATTGTGTAAACGTCTGACGGCCCATACTTGGCCATCAGTTCCTTTTGCTCCCCTTGGCTGATGCCGGGAACCGGGTTGACGAAGCCGCGATAATCAGGTTTTCCACTCATTGGACAATAAATAGCAAGCGGGCTTGCCAAATGCAATAGCCGCGTCTATATTCGCCACCGAAAATGAGGCTTACGAAACAGGATACGCCGATGGACGACAGCGCGCTTATAGAAGCCGCGGAAGCCTACGACCATGAACGCGCACGATGGGGCGTTCGCCTCAACAAAGCGTTCTCGCCGCCGCGCTATGAGATTTTCCGGTCGGGCGATGACGGCGACCAGGTCGTGATGGCGTCAACCACCGGCGATGACACCGCCGACTACGAGCGGCATGAAATGAGTGCTGTTGCCGCGATGAAAGCTGCGCTCGCAACCTTGTCAGGATAGCCCCATGACCGATTTTGACCGCATGGCAGAGCGATTCACAGCGCGATTGCGCGAGGCCGTTGACTGGAAACACAATTACGTCGGGGCAGCTTACGCTACGCGCATTAGGGCGGCTATCGACAATCTGCGCGATGCCATTGCGGAAGCTGAGCGACATCCTGAGATCGGAAAGGAATAGGCCCGTGGGATTTGACCCAACAATAGAGCGAGACAAAATCGAAGCTGGCGACGATCTATCTCAAGCTGAGATTAAAGCCGCCATGCAGCATCTGCGGCGCATGTATGGCAACAAAGGGAAGCTATCGGGCTGTACTAGCTACGTGCAACGCATGATGCAGATCGGCTACAATCACGCCGCTCGCATCCTTGATTACCTCGTCGCGTCCGGCTTCATCACCAAGCCCAATAACGTCGGAATCCGCAAACCCGGCCCAAGCTGGCCCGACTTATCAGAGTAGGCCCGTAATGATCGCAAAATGGACCGCGCAAATCTGGCAGCCAATCGACACAGCTCCGCTGGATGAATCCATCTTGGTCAGCACGGGGGAAGGCGGCGTAGGTGAGGCTAGATGCCATGGTGATCGAGGATGGTATTGGGCTGGATTTGACCCAACCGATTACGTTAATGGCTCAGTGTATCCGTCACATTGGATGCCGCTTCCGCCGCCACCGATAACAGGGAGGTGAAATACCCCGCCATGTCACGAAAAGGCCGCGGCGACAAGCAGGATCGCCGCGGCTAAGTCGTCGTTGGGTAAGTGTCGCGCAGAACAACCAACCATTGGCTGATGCTCCTGCACACGATCCTTGTTACAAGTTTCCTGTACGGTTTCAAGGCGTGGATAAGAAACCCACAGGAAATTCCACATTCCACAGGCCGCCAAGGTGGGCGACAACGAGAAGGCGCTTGACGGCGCCGCTGCGGAAGGCGCGCAGGAACACGTCGTAGCGTTTGAACGATACGCAGCCCATCGACGAGCCGCTTGGCCCGAGCATGTAGGTGTGCGCCAAGATGCCATCGCGGCCGTACATCTTGCTCCCTTTGACTGGATTGAGGCGAAGCGCCTGGACGCCGTGAAAGAGCCCGCGCCGCAGCGTCAAATCGTATGTGTTCGGCGGCGTCGGACCGCGAGACTTTGCGCTCGCGTAGCGCGGATCGTCGAGCATCCTGCCGATTCCCGAGTGCGCTTCGAGCCGCACGCCGTTCGGCAGATAAACCGTGTGAGCGGAAACGTCATAGACCGCCGTGGCAGCGAGGTCCGCGGCGTGCGCCGCTGTCGTGGCCGAGATTAAATACCAGAGCGCATATGCAAACGTCCGCATCGGGGCCTCCCTGCAAGGCAAACGACGCGGCGATAATACAGGATTTATTTATTGCTGGAATAGCCCGAAAGTCGGCAATCCACGGCTTAGTGCGAGCGGAAGAACAGGACGAGATAGCCGACAATCGCGGTGATGATCGAGCCGATGACGGTCAACACGATCTTGCGCTTGACCATCGACGTTCCCGATCGGAGATCGTCCAGAAACGCCCAATTGCGTTGCGCCCGCTGGACGCCTGCAGGCGTCGACACGTCAATGCCGATCAGGAGCGCCATTTCGCGTGCGGCCGATCGGCCGGCTGCCTCGGCGATGTCCCGTGTGCGATCGTCGTCGACGAGGCTCATTGTGTTCCGCTGTAGAGTTTGCGCTGCATTTCCAGACACTCTTGCGCCTGCCGGATGATGCTGTTCTCCACGACTTGGCCGTTCTGCGCGCGCTTGAACAGCACTCGGTAATCATTGCCGAGCTTCGCCCGCACTACTGCCTGCTGGCGCAGGATTGCCTCGCACGCGGCCGGCACGGCAACGGGCCCCGCGGCGATCACAGGGGGAACGTCGCCAACGCCGTCAGTTTTGCAGCCGCCCAGAGAGATCGTCGCGAGTGACAGAGCAACGAGCGCGCTTGCTGGCTTCCAGAGCGGTTTCATAGTCCTTTGCCTTCTTCTCCAAGTCCGATTTCTCGGCCTCGATCTGTGCGATCCGGGTTTGCGCGTCGGCGCCGACTTTCTGCGTCACGTAGGCGTCGCGCGCCTTGCGGTCCTCGTCTGCCTTTTGCGCTTGCGCGACGAGGGCCTTTTGCACGGCTACGCGCTGGGAGGCATCGTCGACGCGGATTTGGTGGACGTCCACGGAAACCCCGACAACGAGGACGAGGATCAGGACGGCGATCGCTTCGCCGACCGGCGTTTCCAGGAACTTGATCGACTCGGTAAGCACGGAGCCGATCGCCGCGACGATGGTGCTGATCGGGAAGCCGCACACCATGATGATGGCGACCACCGCGACGGCGCCCAAGGTACTGAGCGATCCCGTAATGAGCCAGAAGTGATCGGCGATGAAATGCCAGATGCCGAACATGATCAGTGATCCTTGAGACAGAGCGCGCGTTCGGTTTTGCGCCGATTATCGAGCCCTTTGAGGTATTTGCCGTTGGCGTACACGTACATCAGCATGTCATCGCAGCCGGCCTGGACTTGGCCGGCATTGAGCAGCTTGGCGACGCGCGACTTGCACAGGCCGCCAGCGCCGATGTTGTAGGCAAAGCTGACAAGCGCCGCCTGCCGCGGCGCTGGCATGTCATCGAAGCCGGGGACGCACTTGCGGACGCCAACCGCGTAGCGCGGCAAATCCTCCGCGAGATATTTCTGACATTCCGGCTTGGTGAACCGCTCGCCGGCTTTCAGCGGGCGGTCGTAATTGGTCATGCCGTAGCAGGCGGTGATGACGCCGGGCGGATCGGCGCGCTCGTGCTTGGCGACGGGCGCGTAACCCTCCAAAACCGAGAGAGTGCTAACGCAGATCGCCACCCATGCGGCGCGCTTGCCGGTAACGATTCGGGGTGCATCAATCATCGAGGATGCCCTCCTGATGAGTGAGCCGGCCGTAGATGAATGAAGCAACCACCACGGCGGAGAACGCGAGGAAGGTTCTCGCCGACATGACGCCCTGGATCGCCGGCAGCATCATCCACAGCGCGGAGAACACCACCCAGAAGGCGTTGATCCAGTTGTGCCAACGCTTGTGTACTGCGTCGAACTTGGCTTTGATGGCTGCCAGCATGGCAGAACGGGCTCCGGTTAAGAGCCGCACATCCTGCGCGGTGCTGTTGGCTGCTTCTACTCCGCCGATTCGGGCTAGTAAACCCTCGACGGCAATTGGCTGTTGAGATCGCCTTACTTAAACTTGCGAGAGTCCCGCGACGGATGCTGGCGTGTCCGATAGCTGGATCAGCGACGGCGCCGAAATGCCCGTGGTGAATGCCGAGCCGATTTTGCTTCCCAAGCCGGTCGCGAGGTTGAAGTTCTTCGCCGCCAAATTGGTTGCGCCTTGCGATGATCCGGTCGGCGATGATGCGGGCGTTGATGTAGTCGGCAAGAGCGAGAGGGGTGCGCTCGGCGCCGCTGACGCTGTTGACGTTGGGGCATTATTGCCCTGCGGGGAGAACTTTGAGGCCCATTGATTTGTAAACGCGCCCGCAGTCATGTCCGGTGTGCCGCCGTTGACGGTAAGCGCCTGCGTCGCACGCGCAGTGTTGCCGCCGTAAACGGGCGTCAATGCCTCAACCGCGCTCTGGTTCGGGTGCGTGATGAGGGCAATCGCGCCGGTCGCGCCTTGCTGGTGCGCGAGGTAGAGTTCGCCGGATGTCGGCTGGCGACCAAGAGCCTTTGTAAGCGCCGCTTGGTTGTCGGCAGTGAGGCGAGCCGCTGCATTCGCGCTCTGGCTCACGTCGCTCGGGTTGGTCAGACCATATGCCTTTGCGGTACCACCCGTGAACTGGAATAAGCCCTTGGCTCCGGTGGATGAAACCGCATTCGGGTTATTGCTCGATTCGATGGCCGCCACTCGCGCCAGATAGGCCGGATCGACGCCGTACTGATTCGCCGCTGATTGGATGGCGGTGTTTGGGTCCTCGGGGTCGAGTTGCGTGATCCCCTGGCCGGTCAAGTCGCTTGCCATGACGTGCCGCTCCTATCGGCCGCACGTCCTGCGCGACGCGATCGGCATATCAGACAATTGCCAGCAAATAAAGAGGGGCGACCGAAGCCGCCCCTCCCTTTCACGCTTCAATGCGCGGCCGCGCTTCTAATGAAGCGGATTCGAGATGCTGGATTGCAGCTTCTGAACGAGAGGCCGGCCTGCGATGTCGGCCCGCGCCAACATTTCAGCCAATGTTGTGAGGCCCTTTGGTGTAACTAGAACTTGCTCTATGGTCCGTACCGATCCGTCTGCTCGATTGAATCTTATTACGTGATGTTTCAGCATCCCTGCCGCAACTTTCGTTTGGAAGCCGATCCATCCGCCATGACGTTGCGACCTGAAAATCCACCCCTCTCGCTGCAGGAGCACAAAGAGCGATCGCGGCCTCTTCATTTGCAATATCTTGGCAGTTTCAGTGATGCTAAATTCGCCCTCCGCTTCCGAAATCTCTTTGAACGCTTCGAGTTTCGGCGCCTGTTCCTGCACCTTAGCTTCCAGCGCCATCAGCTTTTGGGCATAAATCCCGACTGTGCCGAGCACCTGAGCGAGGTTGGTGATGTCGATCAGATTGGGATTGGCGGCAACGACAGTCTTGGCGCGTCTCTCACACTCGATAAAGTACAGGCGAACTTGTCTGCCCTTTTCGTTGTTCTGGACCATGGCAAGTTCCTTCGCCATGTCGAGAGTTAGGGCATATTCGGCGCTCGGACGGCCTCCAAGAGGGTTATTGCCAAATTCGGCAAAAACCCCGTAATCTCGATTTTCGACAAAGCCGTACTGCTCGATCTTATCCTTGATCCAGTGAGCGAACATCTTGCCGACATCAAGGAAAGCGTGGAGGTCCCTGGCGTTGACAGTTTGAACGGCATCTTCGCCGACTTGGCGATTGATGACTGGGATTAGATCATGGCTCATGTTGAGTTTCCTGGTTTGGATTACCCTGTATCTAATACAGGATTTATGTACGCTTGAGTCGCGGGTTACGTCAATTGCGGTGATGGGAGGAAAGGCGCCCCCGCGCGGGAGCGCCCGAGTCGGCTTACCCGGCCCTCTTGAATGGAATGACGTTGGCCGGAAGATCGCCGTCGAATGTCAATTGGACAGCAACCGCACGCACGTTAGTTACGGCCGCGAGCACGTCGTCGAGTGTGACGGGTTGGATTTGGCGGTGCCGTTGCCTGATGGCCTCGACAATGGCGTTGGCGAGGTCGGTTTGGATGCGCGTCATGTCAGGACGCCGCGAGATGGTTGAGGACGACCGCAACGAGGCGCTCGCGGATGCACGAATCGGCGTCCGCGTCAGGTTCTTCGAAGTAGACCGCGGCGCGCGCTTTCAATTTGAGCTCGGCGATCGCCGTCCCCGGCAGGGCATCAATGGCGTCGATCACGTCATCGATGCGGGCTTGCGTAGCCGAAATTGCCGCTTGGGTGTTGGCGTCGAGTCCGTCGAAACCGCGCCACAGGCACTTTTCGTATGCGGCGAGGCGGTCGAACTCGTTTGAGAGAGCCGTAAGGTTGGTGGTCGCGTTGAGCTTTGCGGCGATGGGAATCGCGGCAAGGACGGCGGCGCCGGTTACGGTTGTGATGACGGCGCGGCGAGTGGTAGACGTATGGATAGCTTGAGCCACAGGGTTGTGTCCTTTGGTTCGGGTTAGGGCTGGCTTGGCGCTTCAACCGCCTTGCCAGCCCGATTTATGTGTGGTACCACGCTTCTTATGGCACGTCAATCCTCTTTGGTACCAAAGAAAAAGCGCAGAGGCCCCGCCCCCACGGGCAAGGGCGCACAAATCCAGGTGCGCCTTCATCCGCCGATGTTGGCCGCAATAGATGACTGGCGCGCTCGGCTACAGAAGCGGAATGAGGGCGAAGTTTCGCGACCTGACGCCATTCGATCACTGATCGAGGTCGCGCTTGTCGAGATCACGCGCCGACAAATCGTGAAATAGGGGAGAAAAGAAAGATGTTCGGCCTGATGGATTATAATAATGAACTAGATCGCAGGGTCCTCAAATTAGAGCGCCGCTTGGATTGGGTGGCGTGCACCACCACCTCGACCTTCTCCATCATTTTTGGCTGTTTGGCCGCTTACGGCATATTTGGCGCTAAGGATTGGGGGTGGATTGCCACCGGCACCATGATCGGCGTGATGTGGCTATCGCAGATTTGTTTCAATTGGTCCCTGGGGCTGACAACGCGAAATCTGTAGGCTGTCCAGGCCAGAGGCCATAATATCGTTGTGTGAGGTCGCCTTTGGCGTGATCTCGCGCGGGAGGGGAAAATGACAATCAAAAAACGATGGTGGCTCATCGCAGGATTGATCGCGATCAGCGTCGGTGGATGCAAAACTGCAGAACAGCAGCTTGCCGACGCTGCCGCAGCCGATGACGCCAGTTGCCGCTCCTATGGAGCCGTCGTCGGAACGCCTGTGTACGTCCAATGCAGGTTGCAAAAAGAGCAGGAAAGACAAGAGGCCGAGGCATCGCGTCGCGTTCTCGCTGCTGGCATCCTCAGTGGAGCGGGAAACGCCTTCTCCCATCCGGCTTATGTGGCACCTGCCGCAGCTCCCCTCGTAAGGCCGATGACAGTCTGCTCATCGAATCGCGTCGGCGGCCAAGTCACAACATCCTGTTTTTAGGACTGTTGCTGGTTCGCCAATTCAGGGTCGACGTGCATCGGAAATGGCGGCGGATTCGGATGCTTCCGATCACGCAGCGCTTTGATGTAGCCATTGGCCGTGCGCGTGTACTGATCGAAATCGACGCCGTCCGCCTCGACCATCTTGCGCTCGGCCGGCGTGGCGACGTTGATGTGCTTGTCCTCGTAGATTTCTTTCAGTTCGGCCGGCTTTGGCTCGCGGCCGTGCTGCTGCTTGAACTTAGCAACGGCTTCGCGCATCGCCTTTCGTTCCTGCACCTCGTGCTCTGCCACATGGCGCCAGAGGTGGGCCGGCTTGCCGTCCTTGCCTTTCAGCGTCGGCGAGTGCTCCGGGATGCTGTGATCGACCACGACGGGAGCGTGATCGTCGCCCTTCGCCGAGTTCGCGTAGCTGGCAACATCCCAGCGGTTATCGACGGTCACTGGCCCATGACTCGTCATCACCTTGGGGAGTGCGGTGCGCTTCGAATCGTTCGATTTCGGAGTGGCCGCAGCCGGCTTTGCGACCGGCGTTGACGTCGCCTGGCGATTCCCGCGCTGACGCGCAAGAGCGCCCTTCTGCGGGCCGCTGCTCGTGGCCCATTCCTTGAAGGCTTTCAGCGGCATCTCAGTGATGGCGCCGACGTTTCGTTCGTGGCCGAGGCTGTAATTCGAGAGATATGCGGCTTTTGCTTCGTTTTTCGACTTGAAGCCGATCATGGCCTTGTGTTCGTCGAATTTGCCGTCATGGCCGTTCTGGTCGACCACAAAAACCGGAGCACTGAGCGGCAGTTCGCTCGGCGTGCCCGGCTTTACAAAGACGTCAATGGGGTCGCCGTCCTTGCCTTTTGTGCCCTTGATGTAGCCGTAGTGATGTTGGAGTGCGATCGGCCATCGGCCGCCTCCCGCGCGCGTGCGCATCGATCCTTGCGGGTTCTCGATCGCGATCTCCATGGCGCCGACAACGGCGTGGCCTTTTTTGTAATTCCCAGCCGTTTTCTGGCCGTCAGTTGGATTCGGGCGTCCGTTGTGCGGCGATGCCGCTGCGGTATGCGCCGCTATGTCAATATCTGAGGGAGGCGCCTCTTTGGCCGCGGGCGCGGCGCCGAGCAGTTGCTGCAGGCGCGATGCGATCGGGCTGGCCGGCATGTGCTGCGCCACGGTGATAACGGCGTGCCGCGTCGACGGCGTGCCGCCCTCAACGGAACGATAGGTGCCGCGCTTGAGCGTCGGATGATAGCTGCGGCCTTCACTGTCCACGATCACCTTCGGCAAGCCGGCGTGGACGGCGGATTTATGGGCCGCGTGTGCATCGCCTGCCGCCATCGCAGTAGTCAGCGGGCCGAGCCCAGGCGCGGCGAATCGACCGTTGGTCATTGACTTGCTCCTTGCGTTAGAGACGCGCCTGCAATTCCGGAGATCGTCGCGCGCTTGTACATCGAGCCGAGATCGCTCCACGATCGCATCTGCGCTCTTGGCGTCAGTGGTGTCTGTAGGAGAATTTTGGCGCGACCGGGATTAAGCATCGCGTCGGCGACGATCTTGTCAACCGAATCGAGGCCCGCTTGCCGAGCGGCTGCGAAAGCGCGGCCGGCGCCAGCGCCGGCTGCTGCACCCACCGCAGAACCGATCGGGCCGGCGATGCTTCCAAGTGCACCGCCGATGCCGGCGCCTTCGACTGTCATTCCCGTATTCGAGCGCGTTGCTTGGGCAATCTGCCGCAAGATCGAGACTTGATCCTGCGCCGTGTTCGATCCGGCCGGCAGCTTGATCGATGCGTTCGACCGATTCGCGCGCCGCAAGTCGGCGGCGACGGCGCTCATAGTGCCGATCTCATCGTCGGAGAAACCGGCCGCTTTCAGCGCCGCTTTGTTCTGTCGAACGAAAGTCTGGAAGCTGTCGGACTTGACCGTGCCGATTCCGCTCGTTGCGGCTTCCGTGTTGCCGACGAATCGGCCGGCGATATAGTCGACGATCGCCTTGCGTAATCCTTGCTGCGCATCCGCATTGGCGCCGACTGCGCCGCGTAGATTGGTGAATTGCTGGACCGCATCCTGACGGGAGAACAAGCCGCCGACCGTCCGGGTTACATCTTCCGGCGCGGTTACGCCGATGAGACGCCCGAGCGCTCCCTTTTGTGCATCGTCGAGTGCGGCCTTGCGTGCGGCGCTTGCCGTAGCGAGCGCGCTGGATGCGGATTCCACGTCCTTGAACTGTCCTGCTAGGTCCGGGAATTGCGCCAACGCAGCGCTGTTCTTTTGGCGCCACGCATCCAATTTCGCGGCGTCGAGCGTGCCATCTGGCAGGGCTGCCGCTTGCGCCATCTTAGCCGTCAATTTGCTCATCGCGGCGCTTTGCCCGGAAGCTGCGGCGGCGGCATTCGAGGTGGCAATCGCCTGATTGATCCGGTCATTTAGCGCCGGGAACGCGCGGAGTGCGTCGGAGTAGGTTCGCTGAAATGTCGCCGCCCTGGCCGGATCGAGCGTGCCATCTGGCCGCAAGGCACTGTTGCGCAGTCGATTGATGGCGTATTGTTCAATAGCATCCATCGCCGCGGGATCAGTGACCGCTTGGCGGTAAGTCTGCAGCGTCTCGAAGCCTTTCGGCCCCGGTACAAATACGCGCGCGGCGACGGCAGATGCCGGCATACCGACCATGTGGCCAAGAGCGTCACTCTGGATGTCACCAAGGGCTGTTTTCCGCGCGACGCTGGCCGTAGCGAGCGTGGCAGATGCCGATTGAACATCCTTAAATTTTTCCGCCAAATCCGGAAATTGGGCGAGCGCTGCTGCGTTTTTCTGGCGCCACGCATCTAACTTAGCTGCGTCAATGGTGCCGTCTGGTAATGTGGCGGCTTGGGCCATCTTCGCGGTTAGTTTGTTCGTTGCGGCGCTCTCAGATGCCGCGGCCGCAGCGTCGTTAGAAGCCGCGACCGCGGTCTCAATTCGCTGATTTAGCGCCGGGAACGCGCGGAGTGCGTCGGAGTAGGTTCGCTGAAATGTCGCCGCCCTGGCCGGATCGAGCGTGCCATCTGGCCGCAAGGCGCTGTTGTTCAGCCGGCCGATTGCATATTGCTCGACGGCATCCATCGCCGCGGGATCAGTGACCGCTTGGCGATAGGTTTGCAGCGTCTCGAAGCCCTTCGGGCCCGGCACGAACACGCGCGCGGCAACGCCGGCCGCTGGCATGTTGTACGGTGCGCTGCCGCTTGGGCGTGCGCGGATCGGGCCGAGTGTCTTGTTGTCGAATGTCGAGGCGCGCTGCGCGGTGGCTGTGCGCGCGGCGTTCAGTCGATCAAGTGCGGCTTGGTCGAAGTTCGCTCCACCATCCGCCGATAGTCCTTGATCGCCCGCAGAATTTCCAGGTCCGATTCCAGTTTGGCTCGTTGCTCCGCGTGGGCCAGAAACGGAAGTCGTTCTCCCGGCTCCATTCGGCCCAAGGCTTCCTGTATCATTAGCCCTGGCCGCTTCTTGTCGTTGTCGCCAGTCATCTTGCCATTGGTTGATGCGGAACGCCGCCGTCTGTTCAGGATCAATCTTCCCTTGCGCAACTGCCTGCGATTCGTTCTCAACTTTCGCAGCAACGGCGTTCTGTAGATCGTGTCCGATAGCAGAATACAACATCCCAAGACGCCGGGAAAGTGACGTTTCCACGCCATTATTTGCGGTCTTTTCGGTGCTGATCGCCTCTCCGATTCGGGTGCGCAGCGCCGACATTTCGCGGAGCGGAACAGCGTCGCCGTACTGGCCAATCACGTCGTGGATGGCACTTTCTGCCGCACCCATCGGGCCAGCCGAAACCGGCATTTCCGCCGCGATCTGGGTTGCCATGTGTTGGGTCTGCGCTGGCGCGAGCGCCAAGGTGCCATCAGGATCGACAGCGTTCCAAAGCTGCCGCTCCTGATCCTTTGCGCCGGCGCGGGCAGTTTCGAGGCCGGACCGAATCGCCGCGCCTGCTGTCTCGGGCTCGGTCCCGAGGCCGATGGTTTGTGTGGCGTCTTGAGCGTTCCGAGCAGCAACGTCAGCCGTTGACTGTGACGTTTGGCCAAGCCCCGTTGCCCGATCACTGATCGTTCCGGCCAGTGATGTGGCGTGACTTTGAGCTCGACTAGCCGCGTCATCAACTGCGGCCTGGGTCTGCTGATCGATCTGCTCAAGACGCTGACGGTAGGACGTATCGAGTCCGGAGCGGATCGTGGCGCCTGCGGCTTCCGGCTCAAGACCGAGGCCGATAGCCATCGCGGCGCCCTGCGCGCCGACCGCGGCGGCGTCGGAACTGGCGGCGGCGGCTTGGCCTAAGCCCGTCGCGCGTTCACCAATTGTTCCAGACACTATATTAGAGGCGCTGTGGGCCTTCTGTGTGGCCGAATCGACGGCCGCTTGCGTCTCCTGGTCGATCTGGTCGAGGCGCTGGCGAAAGGCCGTAGCGACCTGCTCGGGCGCGCCTTCCTCTTGGATGCCTTTGACGGCTGCGACTTGCGCTCCGTTTTGCTCGGCTCGGCGCTGCATGAAATCGGCCGGCGCCTTCGTCTGCGCTTCGCGCTCCAAGCCGCCAAGGCCCATGTCTCCGGTTTGCTGGAACGTCGTCGGCTGCGATCCGGGTACGACTTGGCCCGGCGCGGTTTCAAGCGCTTCGAGCGCTGCGTCTTTCGACGTCGCGGCTTGCTGCACCTTGGCAGCCGCCAATTGCTTCTGTCCGGCTTCTGTCAACGGCGCGGCGGCATCCTTGACGCCCTGTAGGCCGACCGCAACCGTGCGGGGAATTTGGCTGGCGCCAAGGCCGATAGCGCCGCCAGCCAGGCCGCCGACGACGCCGGCAACGGGTTTGAGCGAATCGGGAGCGGCTTGCTGCGCGGTTTCCGATCCAGCGCCAGCCGCGGCGCCTGATGTCGCGTTGACTACAGCATCACCGGCCGTCGCCGATCGGCCAATATACGGTGCGATCTTCGCCGCCAACTCAGGGGCAATGACGCCGACTTTTTCGAGCGCGGCCAAGGCGCTTTCAGGCACCATCGCGAGGCCGAGGCCGCCTCCGGCACCGCGCGCAATCTGCTCGGCTGGCGTTGCAGCAGTCGTGTTTTCAGGATTGAGCGCGGGGCTGAGGCGGCCTGCCTGCTGCTCAATCCACTCTTTGCCGCCAACGGTGTCAGAGGGAATGATCGGGATGTCTGTGCCGGCTACCGCGTTGATCGCGCGCGGCACGAGATTTTCCGCGCCGCGGGCGAGATCAACAGGAGCGCCGAGGCCCGTATAGATCGCATCGTTTGCGCCCGCCGCGATGTTGCTCAAGATACCGCTCGACTGCGGCTGCGGAGGCTGCGGCGCCGACTGCGATGACGATTGCGGTAGCGCTTGCGGCTGTGGTGACTGTGCCGCTTGCGGCTGCTGTTGTGGCTGCTGCGGCTGCGGCGGAGGACTGCCCGTCACGCCGCCGTTGCTGGCCGCTCGCGGCGTGATCGTGATTTCCGGCGTGCCCTGCGGAGTGAATTTCGTTGCGCCGATATCGTTGGCAGGCTGCGAAGATGCTGCGCTCGTGCCGTTGCCGCCGCGGGACGTGCCCTGCGCGCCGTAGTGCGCGCTCAGAGCGTCCGTGATCGTGCCCGCCGCCGTCCCCTCGGGGAAAGTGAACGTCGATCCGTCCGGGCCGCTGACGACAATGTCGCTCATTGCATTAATTCCAGCTTACCGCTCGCAGGATTAAAGCTGTAGTGCCCTGGCGCTGGTGCGCCTTGACCTGATTGCTGCGACGGCGCCTGAGTAGCAGCGGGCACTGCTGCACTAGCGGGCGCGGCTCCGCCCATATACCGATTCGGGGCACCCGGTCCTTGCGTGTCCATGTCGTTGAACGCATGAAGCCGATAATTGATGAGGCGCTGCACTTCGCCGAGCGACGCGCCAAGCTGTTTCACGCCAAAGTTTCCGTTGATCTGCGTATTAGCGAGTCCCCACGCCGATTCGGTCGGCGCGTAGCCGCCCTGGGCGAGGCTGGCGAATTCCTCTTTCAGAGTATTAACGGATGTCAAGTAGCGCGTAACCAACTGCCCATTTTCGGAGTTGCCGTTGGCCTGCACATAGGTTTGCATTTCTGCTCGGTTCAACACCGGGACTCCCGACAGGTTCATCTTCCCGGCGAGACTGTTGACTTCGTTGATCGTGTTCGTGACGCTGTTGGCGAGGCCGACAAAGCGCGTCATTTGCGGTCCGTTCAGGGACGCGATTTGCTTCTGCGCTCGCTTCCAATCCACTTGCGCTTGAGCAAGATTGAAGCCGCTCTTGTCTAACTCGCCGCTTACCGGCGCGCTCAATTGGCCCAAGTGCGCCAAATCTGGCGGCTGGCTGCCGTTTTTGATCCCAGCGACGATATTGTCGACGGTGCCAGAATAGCCCTTCTGCGCTTTGAACTGAGCCCACCGCGCGGGCCATGTGGCCGTATCGCCACCCGACGCCGTTTCAATCTCTGCCGCCTTATTGCGGATGGTCGCAGCAAGAACTTGGCCTTGTTGGCCGCGGCCCATGTTCGGCGGCAAAGTGCCAGTCTGCCTGTATCGTTCGGCGTCTGCCGTGAGCGCTGCGTCGGTTTCTGGCGACGTGCCGCCATTCGCACGATAGACCACTTGAAAGTCGTTTGGATTGCTTTGATTGACCGCCACAATCGAACCGTCAAGCGCGTTCCGCATATCGTATTTTGGACTGGCGTATTTTGCGAGAACCTGTTTGGCGAGGGCTACCGTTTCCGGCTCGCCGCTTGCCAGCCCCTGCACGATCGCGTCATGAACTTCTGGCGTGAGGCCGGCTGGTGAGGCCGCTTGCGGCTGCTGAGTGCTAGGCGCAGGAATGCCGGCTGCAGCACCTTGAGTGACTGGTCGCGTCGGAACGATGGTAACATTCGGTGACGGCTGCGATGCGTCTGGCGGTGCGAGCGAGCCCCCTGCTGGCGGCGCGCTTGCCGCCAGTTGCCGAGGATCAGGCTGCGGAAGAGGGACGCTCGCAGCCGCCGCGCCCTGCGGCGGCATCTGCATAGCCGGCGCAGGCGAGGTCGGGGCGCCCCGTGGAGCGGCCGGCAAACCTGTTGCGGGTCCGTTTTGCGGCGCCAACGCTGTAGCGATCGCGTCGCCCTGATCGAATGGCGAGGCCGATCCGGCAGCCGAATCGGTTGGCACCGTACCAGATGGCGCGGCTGCCAAAGGCTGCACAGATGATTGTGCCGGCGCGGCCGATGCTGCGGTCGCGTCTGGGGCGACGGGAGCCGATGGCGCTGATAGAGACGCCGCGCCGGCTCTTGGCATGGGCGCCCCTGGTTGCGATACGCCTCCGACAAGCGGAGCGGCCGTCGAAGCGAGCGGCGCTGCATTGAAGGCAGTCGTGTCGTCGACCGGAGCGCCGGATTGTGCTGCGGCGGGTTGTGCCGCCGCTGCTGGCGCGCCGCGCTTCTGGCTGGCGGCTTCCGCGGTCACGAGCGGCCCGAGCAATCCATTCTGGCGCTCAAGCTCAAAGGCAATCGCCGGATGCGACCAGCTTTGGACGCTTTGTATGAAGTCCGACGTGCTGTTCCAGTTCTGCTTTGTGACCTTCCCGTCCGCGCCGAGATAGGACGCAGAAATCCCCTTGACGCTGCCGTCGTCGCCCTTTGAGATTTGGAGGCCCTGAAACTGCGATCCGCCCGTAAGCTCTGTCGGCAGGCTGTTCCAAATCTGCTTTATGTTGGCGTCAAGCGGCGCATAATCGCCAGTTTGGGCCGCGTGCTGCGTTTGCATCACCGTGACGCCCATATTGTTTATCAAATCTTGCTTCTGGCTGCTCTGGACCCAATTGCTGAATTGGGCGGCGCCGGCAGTGTCGCCGTTGGCGATTTTGTTATTGATGATCTCCGGGGCGATATTCTTCGTATAGTAGTCGGAGAAATGCCCAGCAGGGAGCTTCCCTGCGGCCACGAGTTGGCTGTAGGTCGAAAGCCCTTGATTTCCGAGATCGCGCTCCTGTTTGACGTCATCCGCCTGTTGCTGCTGCTGTTGCAGCGCAAGCTGGTCTTGCTGCGTCTTGACGCCGAGGTAAGCACCCTGTGCGTCCTGTTCCTTTTTTTTCGATATAGCGCTCACGAGATTCGATCCGGCAGTGATGCCGCTCGATAAGCCGCTCGCGAAACCGCCAAGGCCAACGTCCCATCCTGCCATAGCTAGGCCGCCTTTTTGTTAAGGTTGATGCTCTTGAGCGGCCGATACTGTGGCAGCTTCATCGCCTGCGCCTTAACTTGCGCCGGCTTCTTCATCGCCAGTTTCGGCGGCTTCGTGCCGGCGACGCTCGCCATCTTGACCTTGCCGCCCTCGCCGCCACCCTTTGGTGCCGTGAGCTTCGGCGCCGTCGCCCCGAGCCCAACCGCCTTATGAACCTGATTGAGCTTGTCGGCGAGTTCATTGATGGCGCCCATGCTGACGCCGATCGCGTCTTGCATCGGGATCGTCTTGCCATCGCCGAGGCCGGTCGCTTTGTGGAAGTCCTCGGCGTAGGGCCCGACGTGCGGAGCCGCGCCGCCATCGCCGATGCCGCCCTTGTAATTCCACTTCTCAACCGGCATCGAGCGCACCGCGTCGAGGTTCCCCGTCGAGGCGCGCTTGTTGGTCTTGTACGTCTTGGACGAGAGGATCGCAGCGGCGCCGAGCGTGCCGGCGAGCGAGCCAATGCCGCCCATCAGGCTCGATTGCTCCTGCTCCTGCAATTGATCGCTGAACTCGCTGCCTTGCAGGGTCGAGTTGTACTCGTTCTGTAAGAGATTGCCCTCGTTGGCCTCGCCCTGCTCCGCGCCTGCCTCGCCCGTGTTCATAATGCCGGTGCCGGCGATGTACTGAGTGTTCGCGGCGTTCGTCGTATTCGCCGCCGTTGTGCCGGCGCCGGTCGCAAGGCCCGCGTCGGTCGCGGCCGCGCTGAGATTGGCATTGCCGAGGCCAATGGCGTTCGATTCCAGGCCAGCGCCTGTGTTGATCGTATTTGTACGCGCCGTGTTCTCTGCGCCTGCTTCGGAAACCGCCGTTCCGAGCCCGGTGGCGCGGTTGATGCCGGCCCATCGCCCGGAGGCCGGATTGACGCCTTCGGCGGCCATCTGGCGGTTCTGAGTGCCTTCCTGCTGGGCCGCGTTTTCGGCGACGTCCGCCTTCGCGGTGCTGGCTGCTTCTTCCTGATTTGCCGGACTGGCGTAGTTCTGCGCCGTTTGGAGCAGATTTGTCTCAACCGGCTGGACGTTGGCATTGTAGTAATTCGTCTCGGCGTTGGCGTTGCTTTGGTCCTGGTTTTCAGCCGAAAGCTGCTGCTGCGTAACCTGATTGGTTACGTTGTTGATGCCGGACTGCATCCCCTGCTCGGTGCCGTAGGCGCCTTGCGAGAAATTGAGCCAGTTCTGTCCTGTTTGCGCGCTCTGGCTGGCGGCTTGACCGATCGCCGGATCAGGAGCCGGTAGTGACGGGGTGCTGGAACCGCTGCCCATTGCTCTTTCCTCGCGTTACGCGGCGTGCCGGGCCATGTCTAGTCCGATCCACCGGCATTCTTCCCGCAACATCCCGAACATCAAGTCGTCGCGTCCATCGGGCGCTGCGCGACGCAATCGGCCTTCCAGTTTGAAGCCAAGATGCTCCGCGAGGCGAACGGATTCGTCGTTGCCTTCATCGACTATGCACGTCACGCGCGGTAAGTCGAGTTGAAGGAACGGATATGCAAAGGATCGGAACAGAAATTCGCGAGTTGCGCAGCGTCCCGACCGATTCGTGGCAATGCTGACAAAGCAATTGCGGAGTGAGAGCGTGTGCCACAGGGCAACCGCGATCAGGTTGCCATTGCGCTGAACGCCGATCGCGCGAACATCGCGGGGAAATCCGCCGCCGGCACCGATCTGGACAGCAGCCCATTTCGCCATCTTTGCGTCCTGGCCGTAGATGAAGCGATCCCTCATGATTTTACGTTCCCGGCGATTTGAACTATTGCCGCGAGAAGCGCGGCGTAATCGGCCTGTAGGGCGTTGTAGTCGTCTGCCGTAACCGTCGCTCCGCTCGTCAGTTGCGATGACGTCGCCCCAGGGAGCGAAACAATCGCCGCCATGTCCGATTTGCGCACCGCGGCTTTGCCGGAAACGCGCGAGCTACGGGTGCCGGCCAATTCGTCAAGACGCTGCTGGTTTATGGTGCTGTTGGTCATCGTCAACTCGCTTGCTGCGCCTTCAATTCCGCCACGGAGGTCGCCAACGCCACCTGCTGCACGCGCTGACTGCCGTTGATCTCGACCTCCCATTTGCGCGACATGAAACCGCTGGGCAACCTTTCGGTCGTTCCAATCGTGTTCACGGTCGCCACCACATTACCGTCCGCGATCACACTGACGGAAACCGTCTTGGCAAGCGGCGGCAATGCTTCGAGGTTATCGCCGTTCACCGCGTACTGATTGAGCGGGGCGCCGGCCAGTTCGCCGCCGAGAGGAAACGGCAGCAGCGCGGCGTTTGCGGCGATCGCCGCCGCCCGCGCGGCGTTGATGGCCGCGATCTCGTCCGCGTTCAATCCCTCTTCCGAATCGATCACGATGCAGGAAAAGTTCTCGGGCTTCGACAAGATCATCAGTTTCGAGTGCCACGAATAGCTCAATGGCACGCCAGCGGGTGCATCGAATTGGTAAATGCCGCCGTTCGATGTCAGAAAGTAAAGGGCGCCGCCCGAGATGTCGTAGTAGAACGCCACCGCGGCGATGTCCGATTCGATCACGAATGGAACGCCTTCGGCTACGTCGAAGATGAGCGTGCCAATGAGGGGCACCCCGTTGACGTCAGTCGTGTTGTAGGAGGCGAAGTAGCGGCCGGACACTTGCCCAGCGCACAACGTCGTCGGCGCATACGCCTGCCATTCTGTTCGGTTGTAAAGCCGCTGGGTGGCGACGTTCGCATTGCCGAGGCTGTCCGCCAACACAAGCCCCTCGTGGCTCGCGTAGGCGATGTACTGCCCCAAATCGACGATGCTGCGCGGGTTGACGCACGGCAGGTTGACCAAAATCTTGATCATCTGCATCGACGACGGATCGGTGCCTTGCGCCAGATAGGGGTTGCCCTTCGTGAGGATGACGAGGGACGTTCCGAGCGCGCCGAGGCCAACGATGTCAAAATCGGTCGTGAGGACGTATTCCTCCGGCCATGCGTGAGGCAGGAATGGCTCACAGAAATAGAGGTTCTTGGGATTGGCCGAGTCGAACGCCGCCATCATGCCGTTCGGCATGGCGACAAGGCCGGCGAGCCCATCCGGTGGCGCATTGTAGTCGCGCGACGGTAGCACCTCGGCGAACTGGTCATCGGGGATCGTGTCAGCGTAAGTGGACGTCGAGGCGGCCATTTGGTCGATGTAATAGAGGTCGGTACCGCTATCGCCGGTCTGAGTGCGGTAAATGTTGATGGTGGTTATGTTTCGGCCAGACGGCGGGGCGACAAATTCTGTCAGGGTTACGGTCTGTCCAGGCTGCATATCAATGAGGTTTGAGGCCGGGCACGGCTCCGATTCCTCGCCGAAAGCGGTTACGTAGGTATAGACGTAGGTACGCGTGATGACAGTTCCCGAGCCGCTCCCGGTTACGGTGGCAGTCAGCGCACCGGCAGGGAATGGCACCGCAAGGCCGTAAGTGGTGCCGTCAACGATCATTTGCGGCGCGCCGCCGAATTTGATCGTGTCACCGCTGGCGACGGTCGCCGCAACGTCAAGTGATGACACCACTGTTGTTGAGGTGGTCGAAACCACGATGGCGCCGTCCTGAATGGCGTCCGGATTAGTAGAATCGGTTATCGACAGACCGGCCACAACCCCGGCCGGCACGGCGTCGAATGTCAGCGTATCGCCCGAAGTCGTCTCGGCGCTTGTGGCAACCGTGGCGGTGACTGGAAGTCCCGTGATGTACAGCCGATCGGTTGCAACCGGCCCCTGCGCTGCGTTCACTACGCTGGGCCATCCGTACCAAGTGCCATCCCACTCAAAGATCGTCTGATAGTCGCCGGGATAATCCGAGAACGACGACACGAGCACTTGCTTCCGATAGGGCGTCAACGCGCCGTCATCCAGCCGCACGTCGGATGCGCCCTGCGCAGCGTTAGGCGGCAGCAAATTCGGCGAAACCCGCGGCTGCTCGCCGATGAAGTTTTTGAGCACCCATGCGGTCATGATTACAGCTTTATGATTACGTTCAAGTGGATCGTCGGCGAGATGATGTTGTGGGCCCCCCCGCCGCCGCTGTCACCGATGCTACCTTCCGGGGTGATTGTTACAGTGATAGCTTGCGTGGTTGATTTGCCACGGCCGCCACTTGGGCCAGACGCGTCGCCGCTGCCAACGTCAATGTCGTTTTGATCTGAGGTCCATTGCTGTTGCGTGCCAGTAAAGCCGTGATTGTGTATCGGCATTTCGCCGCCGGTAAGCGTGTGCTCTTCCTCGCCGAACGTTTGGCCTATGCCCCATGCGCCCAGGACGCCACCAGCACTCGGTGTTCCGGTGCCGGCTAGCGCACGTCCTAACACCTTTGGGAGAGACATGCGGCAATGCGCCGCCCACGCTGTAGCGGCGTCGGTTTGCGTCGCGCGCGTGGTCGCGCTGCCGTCAGAGGCAAGGATCGGACAGTTTGAGTCCGATGTGTTGGAGTACAGGAGGTCGAAGATCGCCTCTGCGTCGGGGTCGGCGTAGCTCGCGCCAGAGCTCGCATCGCCGACTGTGCCGTCGTCAAAAAGCAACCAACCAGATGGTGCTGTCTTAACGAGCGTGAAAACAACTGTTCCGCTCGGGACGCCGGCGTATGTCGCCGGCGTCGTGCCCGGAACGCCATTTGCAAGCGCGTCGGCAACAAAGGCTGTGGTGGCGACCTGCGTTGTGTTCGTGCCGTTTGCCGCGGTCGGCGCGAGGGGCTCGCCGGTCAGCGGCGGGCTTGCAAGCGGCGCCAGCGTGGCCGCCAGCGTCTGCAGATTGGCGATATTGGTCTGGATTTCGGCAATGGCCGCAGCCGTCAACCGCAGATCGACGCGGCTACCGGAGGCGAACGCTGCAGCGGTGGTGCCTTCTTGTCCCCGCGATACCGTGAGCACGTCGCCATCTATGGCCGTGCATTTCATGGTTTCCAGGTTGGCGCTGGAATCGACGACTGTGAGCGGGAACCAATCGCCATCACTGAGGGCGGGAAACTCGGAGCCGGTCCCGGACGCAACGGAAAGCGTCGTGTCGGTCGAGAGAATGGCGCCCGCGAGGGTCGTGGTCGCGTTGTTTTTGATGACGACAGACATGGACGTGCGTTCCTTTCGGCCGCACGTCCTGCGCGGAGATCAGCGCTTTATAAGCCTAAAGCGCCGTATGCCGCAATCTACGGCGACTTGATTTGCACGGATATGGTGTTCTCCAAGGTCTGCCCGGCCGACGTGGTTACGAGCAGAGAAACCTTGTAGTTGGCGCCGTCGCTGCCGCCGCTCACAAGGAAAAAAGCGATCTTGCCGCCCGATTCGACCTGTCCGCTTCCTGCCGTGATTGCAGCCGGCGTGACGCATCCTGGCGCCGGGACGGTTTCAGTGGCGTAGGCGAGCGTGCTGATCGTCTCGTCGTCATCGAGTGCACACGTATAGTCGAACACGTACTTTTTGACCTCGGACGGCGTTTGCTGGAATTTGTCCAACGATGGCATTATGCGGCCCTCCTGATTGTGACCGTGCGCCGTTCCAAGGGAATCGTGACAGGCTTGGGCGCCAGCACCTTAACTGTTCTGGCGTAGTCACGCAGCGATATGGTTCGATCTTCGCTCGGGATACGCACTGTTCTTCCAGGTCCAGCGCTGATGGTTACGCGCGGAATCGGGTCGATGTGCACCGTGCGGTCTGCCGGCCTGATCTGTACGTACTCGATCATCCACGGCGGAACGGGGACGGCGTGCCCCATCGCTGCCTGCGCGAAAGGCGCAAAGGCTTGACTGGCGGACGCCATGACGAAATCGCGGCCCGTCTCGGAATCGCTGAACGGGTCGAAATCCTGCGCTTGGACGCCCTTGACGGGTAGCTGCCCTGTCGATGTGCTGGCGAATACCGCGATTGTCTGTGTTGCGGAAGCCTTGACCAGCACTTCCGCCGTCTGGTCGACGCCGAAAACGGCAACGGTCTGGTCGGCGGACCCTTTGACGACAGCTTCGCCCGTAGCGTCTTGCGTGAAGGGCGCAAAGGACTCGGCGGCGGTCTCTTTGACGATCGCTTGGCCGGTCTCGGCTTGCGAGAACGGCGCAAAGGTTTGGTCCGCGCTCGCGTGGACGATGGTGGAGATGAAAAACCCACCAAGCGGTCGTGATCCGAGTGTGCCGCGCCCGAGCATCAGGCCACCTGCGAGACTTCAAGCACTGGCATTAATCCGGTGCTGGTCGCGGTGGTAATGGAAGCCGATGTTTGGGCGTCGCCGTAGAGGGCGATGATGTCAGATACGGCGCCGCTATAAAGGCAAGTGACGCTGATACTGCCGTCGCCGTTGACCTCAGCGGGTATCGAAGCCGAGGCGTAGGCTGCCCCATTGATGTAAATCCACACACGGAGAGCGTCGCCCGCCGTCTGCCCTGAGTAATAGACCGTCCCCGTGATTTGATAGATGCCGGCAACTTTAATCGTGATGTAGCCGTTGGTGCCATTGCCCATTGATCCGTTTGTGTCGATGTCGACGGTACCAAGTGAGATTGCGGCCGGAACGCTCGCGTAGGCGTGCGAGAAAGCGGTAGTCCGTCTCATCCGGCAGACATTCCGCCCCAAATCCTCCGCGAGAGCATCGCAGGAGACGGTCGGCGCCGCCGAGAAATTGACCTTCGATCCGCTATTTGACGATGCGATGATCGTCGTGCGCACCATTTTGGTCCCGGATAGGTTCCAGGTGTAGCGGCCAATTTCCCACTGTGAGAGATCGCTGCTCTGCGCGAAAAACGAATACACAACGCCATCCACGGCGCCCGCGGTCGCGGGAGCCATGAAGCCGGGCGTGGCCGCACTGACGACAAAATCCGCGGTGGTGCCCGCGGTAGGAGTGAATGAGCAGCGGTCGAGCAGTTGGGCCATCGTGGTTACGCGCCTGCCGCGTTTTTCTGGTAGCCGCCCTTGGACTTTCCAAGGGCCATCGCGGCTATCTGCGCTGCACGAAACGTGGGATTTTCCCACTTCTTTAGCTGAGTCGCTCGCATCTTCTCTTTGGTCGCCTCAGATTTTGGGCGCCCCTTCAAATGCCCTGCGTTGCGCGGACGTATACTTATGCCATGCCGCCGTAATGCCGTGCTGATGGCAGTTGAGTGCACGCCAATCTTTTTTGCAATTTCAGGAACGCTGAGTTTTCCCACTTCGTACCAGTTCTTAAGCTGCTCAACCGACAGCGACGCAGCTTTTCCGTAATTTTCGCTTCTAGTCTCGTCAACGTGCAGCCGGAGATGTTCGCGCAATAGAACCGCCGCGTCGCGCTTCACGATTAAAAAGGGCAGCATCCCGTCAATGGCTGACAAGAGATCAATTTTGCGGCCGATCTTCAAATAGTAGCCTTGGCGCCGACCCGGTCGTTTCTGGACTAAATAAACGGTACCGAAGCCCATGAAATCTCGAATCGCTTCCAAGCTTAATCGGTGCGTGTTGTACCAAACCAAGCTGCTGATCCGATATTTCCCGTTGGGGTGATTGCCGACATGGCCCTCACCATCGAAATAACCGGCGATGTAAGACCAGTCCACTTTAGGCTCCCGCTGCATTTTTTTGGTAACCAGTCAGTTGGAAATGCTGCCCGGCTTGCAGGGAAGTGTTGTCAACCGTCATGTCGCCACCGCTGCCGGTAATCGTCACGGTGCCCTGCTCGTGGCAAGTGGTGCCGTCAGAGGCGTAGATGCGGTAATAGCCGATCGTTCCGGCCGCGCTTGCGGTCACGTCATATGGGTTGCTCGTGGTGACGGTTGCGGCGCTCTTAATCATGGCCTTCGAACCGGCCGACGCAGCGCCCATCCAATCCGAGTCGAGATCGACGGTCGCCAGCACTGTCCCGCTCGCAGCGGTGGCGCAGTTGGCCGGCTGTGCGCCCGAGTACATGATCACGATGGCGCTCGTGCCGATGGTGACCTCGAACTCATCGAGCAGCGCGTCGCGCAGCGTTGTCGACCATTGCACTGACATTGAGCCGCCCCTTATTACATGAAGCGCGCGCGAGTGCGCGCCTTCGCCTTCTGTTGGCCGGCGCTTCCCATGTTTGAGAGAGTTCCGAGCCGCTGTTCGAACATGCCGCCGAGCGCCATTGCGAGTTGCGCGTTGCCGAACGCCGCGTTCGGCTTTGCCAGCACGAGCGACGAGGCGCCGCGCGCGATGTCCGTTCCATACTGATCGAGCATGAAATCAGGAAGCGTTCTCGCCGTCGCGCTGGGCTTAAGCACAGTTTCTACAGTGAGCGTGCCGGGGCAGCGCGGTATCGCCCAGATCGTTCCCCACGAGGGGCACACGTACCAGCGCGAGCCGTCACAGCCGCCGACACACTCGGTGCGCCACAGCGGCCGCCGAATCGCGAGCTCCGCAAGAGTGATCGGTGTCAGATGACGGCGCCCCTGCGCGCAAGCGGCAACCTCGAAGAGGACAGAATCGTTCGGCACCGCGATCGGCTCCTCCTCGACGCCATCGGTGACGATTGTGTCGCTGTCGCGCCATAGGCGCGTGCGCTCGCAAAAGCGAATCGCCGCAAGCCGCAGCGATTGAAAGATCAACGGCTCGGGCGCGTTGGTCGCGTTGGGCTCGATCAGCGGCAGAAATGCGTCAAAGTCGATCATCCTCACACCTTCGGATGTTCGTTGGGCTGCGCGTTCGGGCTGTCCGCGCCTGCCACTTGCACATCGGCCCCGACAGCCGCGATGAACGCCTGAAGATGCGACGCGGCGCCGGCCGGGTTGCCGTCAGTGTCGTCTTTCGACATCGCCCGATAGAGCACGTAGTCGAGAAGCGGTGGCTGATAGATGTCCTTCACGTCAACGTCGACGGCATAAGAGGCCAGCGTGTCGATGTCGCCCGTGGCGACAACCATGCAAGGCAGCGCCGAGACAATCCCCTCGACAACGCCGGTCCCGTCATTGCCGGGATAGACGTAAAAGCTACGCGGATCGTCATCATCAAAGATGAACTGGCGAACCTGCGGCGAATATTTGATGATTTTCGGGTTATGCCACTCGGGGCACGAGGCATCGAGCGCGTCATGCGTGGTGATGCGAATCGCCCGACCGCCGACGCGCGGGGGCCCGACATCCGAGATGTTGCGCGTGAGCCGCAGCAACGTCAGATACTCAATCGGAACTTCCTGATATGTCCCGGCTTGCATCGTCAACGTGATGGTCTTGGAGGCGCAAAACGGCCGCGCGAGGACAAGCGCCCTGATGCCCTCGTTGAGCCAAAAGCACAGTTCAGGAAACGTCCAGCGGGTCGCGCCCTCATCGTTGAGAGCGAAGCCCGCCGCCGTCATAACGTCCTGTGCCGTGAATGACATCGGGAAAGACGGCTTACTCGCCGTCCTTCTTTTCCGTCGCCGCCAGCGCGGCGTCGGCGTCGCTCTTTTCGGCGAAGGCCGGCGATACCGGCTTGGCGCCGTTCATGACGTACCATTTGCCCTTTGCGCCGCCGACCTGGGCGACAGTCAGAACGGGCGGAGTGGCCGGTGGAGCGGCCGGCGGAGCGGCCGCGCCCTTTGCCGGCGCCGCTGGCGCTGTCCTGGCAAGGCGGTAGCCCTCTTTGATCGCCACCAACGTATCCACGTCGTCATCATTCGTCACGTCAGCCACATGGCGCGGATCGGGCGGGGTCGCCTTGAACGTGTACGTGCGAGTGTTCGGCTTGGTGCCGAGCGTGACAGTCGTGCCGTTCTTGCGGCGGATCAAACTCTCGATGAGCATGGATGTCTCCGGTTTTGCTGTGTCGGCTTGGTAGGGACGCTCCGCCGAGGTCCGGGTAAACCTCGGCGGAGCTTACGGCCGTCAAACCGGAACCGGCCGCAATCGCGGTGATTAGCCGCGATAGATGACCGTGAGGCCGAGCGTGCCGGCCACGGCGGTTGTCGGGGCGGCGTGGATTTTCACGCCGATGCCCTGGTCGGAAGCGTTGCGGGCAATTCGGAAGGCGCTGGCGAGCGTCGGGCGAACAACACCGCCAGCCTGCGGCGTAGTGGTGGCGCTGATGATCGAAGCATCGCAGGTGCGGGCGTCGCCTGAGCCGTCGAGCAGCGCACCAAAATCGCCGTCAATGATACCGACATCGACCGTGAGGCCGGTGCTGCTATCGAGTTCGTCGCTGTCGAGGATCACGTCAACGAGTTCGCAGCCGGCCGGAATCGGACCCATCTCAACGATGTTGTTGGCAAGGAGATCGCCGGTCGCAAAGGCGTAGGTCGAGCGGTAGCTAACCATTTCGCCAGCGCAGCCGGGCGTCGGGGCAACTTCTTGGCCGGTGGCGTATTCAGTCTGAATGAGTGCCATAGTGCTGGCTCCTTGTGGAATGGATGACGCTGCGGCTTGCGGGGCGCCCGTGAGAGCGCCCCGTTAACCGGTTAGGCTCAGGTTCCGCCGCCGTTCGGGTTGGCCGCGGCCGTGTCGAGTGCCAGCACGCCGAAGTCGTTGCTGTTGAACCGGGTCTTTTTCACCCCGATGATCGTGCCAGCCGCGACGGTCGGTTCGTTGCCGTAGTCTTTGGTGTCCTCCTGCCAGTCGAAGCGCATACCGCCCTTCGTGCCGTAGGCGACAACGCCGGCCTGCCGGCCCATGAACAGAGCGCGGGAAGCGGGAACGTTGCTGCCGGCGCCTGCGTCATTGAAGCGGATCGCCGCTTCGTGGCTGTGCAGGATGACGTTGTTGATGAGGCCGAGACCGCCCTTAAAGATCGGGTTGTTGCGGCCCTCGTGCGCGGCTGCGGCCTTCTGGATTTCCATCCAGCCGTTCGTGTCCGAACTGACGCGCAGATCGTGCTCCGAGAACGTCGACATGACGGTCACGTAGTGCGCCTCGCCGCCGATCGTGACCGGCAGCATGTTGGCGAGGGTCGGGTTCAGAGCGCGCATCATGCGCGCTGCAACCACCGCGTTTTCCACCAGAGATCGATCAAAGGTGTCATCGCTGGTGATGGTCGCGTAGGAGGTGGCCGCTCCGCCGTACAGGACGTGGTTGGCGTCCGGCGTTTGCAGCGGGTTGTCGGCGAAGCCGGCCCATGCGGTATCTTCGATGAAATCCTCGTTGATGCCGCGAGCGCCCGACAGGTAGATGAAGATCATCTGATCCATGAAGGCGGCCCAATAGTCGGAGAGCCGATCGCGAGCCGTCTTGCGCAGGTCGTGAGCGGTGCGCTTGCGCGTCATGCGACCGCCAGCCGAGACCGGGTGGCGAATCTGGTCGATGAAAACCTCGTCCGTGTAGAACTTGAGGTTCTCTTCCTTGCCCTCAATGCGCTCATCGCCGTAGGTCGGCTTGCCGCGCAGTTGGATGGACAGGTCGAACGAGATCGTATCGCCGGGGCCGGCTTCCAGGTCGGTTAGACGCTGGATGATCGAGTTCTGACTGGTCGAGATGAACTTCCGCTCGAAGTAGCTTTTGGCGAGCGTTTCGACAAACAGCGACGCGGACCACTTTTTGACCGCGAGGGGGCTGCCGAAGGGAATCGTGGTGCGCATCGGGACGTACTCCTTGTGAGCGCGTTAGCGTCACAAACGGCACGTCCTGCGCGGTTTGCTATCAGAGCCCGATTATCTCAGGCGACGATTCCTTGCAAGGGGATGATGTGGAAATCTGTGGGTATCCAATTTTAGACAAGCGCCTCGATGTCGGATGCCGTTACCACGCGGCAACGATGCCTTCGGCAGTCGTGTCGGTCGCGAACACGCGCGTTGCGCAGATCGGATGCCAGCCGGCCGGCGCCGCTGTGAACGTGACCGTCTGGCCGCCGAGCATCGTTACTTTGAGATCGCCCGCGGTGCCGACGTAGATGGCGCGCGTAACCGCAGAGAGATCGACGGTGTCGCTCGGCGTCACAGCGGCGGCGTTGATGGCCGGATCGCTGTAGGACGGCTGGTAGGCAGGATGTGCGCGGCGGAGTGTCATGGGGATTGTCCTTTATCAAAGAGCGGTGCGTTGCAAGCCTTGGTGTCGTTCTGCGCCGCGCAATCCATAGAAATTTGTGGAAGCCCGCTCGATTGCGCGGATGATGATGCTGCGCGGCACATCAAATATGAGCCGCACAACGTTGCCCGTCTTGGATTCGACGCGCATTGAGCCGAACATGCCGTGTTGCATGTGCTCGAACTCAACAGTCTCGCCGATCCTTACGTCCTTCACCAACATTGTGCGGCCTCATCCGTTTGGCGTGGTTACGCCGTGCGCAGGTACTCGTCGCGCTCGGCCTGAGACATCTTCTCGAAAGCGGTCTCGTAATCTGTCGCTCGCAGTCGGTCCATTCGCTCGAACTTGCCGCCGTCCAGATCATCGACGCTATCGGCCGGCACGCGCGCCAGCGTCCGCGGTGTGTCGGGCTTCTGGCTCTTGTCGGGCAGCGTCGGCTTGGCTTTGCCTTTGCCGGGCGGCGTCACAGCCGCATCCTTCCGGCCGAAAGCCTTCTGCACGTTGGCGTGCGCTTTGCGCAGAAGCGCCGGGCTCAGATAGTTCTCGCCCGATTTGCCGGCCGCTTCCTGCAATGCCCGCACCTCGCCGTCGAGCGCGCGGTACAGCACCGGGTTCTTCGCGCCGTTGTACTCGGGGTGCTCTTTCAGGAAGCGCGGCACAACAGCCTTGGTGAAATGCGCAACACGCATCTCCTGTGCCGTGGTCGCCTTGTCGATCGCCGAGAGCAGCTTGCCCTTGGCGTCGCTGTTGGCGGCCATCTGTGCGTGAAACTCGCCGGCCGTGAGATCGCCCGCGTCGAACTTTTGGGCGATCTCGGTGCCTTTCTGTTCGATTGAGGCCAGCGTTTCCTTTGCCTTGTCCGGCATCTTCCAGTCAGGGATGGCGGGTTCTTCGTCGAGATCGGCGGCAGCGGCTTCGGCTTCTGCAGCCGCCGCAGCTTCCGGGTCCGCCTCTGCATCGGCGCCGGCATCGGCTTCGCCCGCATCCGCGTCCGCATCGGGCTCAGCATCAGCATCGGCGTCCGCTTCGCCTTCGGCCGCATCGGCATCGGCTTCAGCGTCACCTGCATCCGCGTCCGCTGCGCCGTCGCCGGAATCGGCGTCTGCACCTTCCGCGGTTTCTTCTTCCTCTTCTTCGTCCGGTGCCATAGCGGCGCGCTCAGCGTCGGTCATGCCGGCCAAGTCGTTATCCGACAGGGGGCCAAATACGGTATCGTCAACATCCGCGTGGGCGCTCTTGGTGTCTGCGCCGGTCTTAGCGGCTTCCTGCTGCTTGGCCATCGTAGTCTCCGGTTATTACGCCTGTTGCTGCGGCGCTGACATTGCACCGGGTGGCGCGGGAGGGGGTGGGGGCAGCCCTATTCCATTGGCTGCTCCCGGAGAGGTAGCCCCGTTTTGCGGGGCCGCCTGTTGAACTGGCTGCTGCGGCTGTTGCCGCTGCTGGTCGATGGCGGCGAGCAATGCCGCAGCGTTCTGTTGCTGATCGCCCGCGCCCTGCCATCCCATCTCGGTCAACAGGTGATCGGCGATTGTCGTCACGTCCGGCTGTCCGAGGACTTGCAATGCGGAGGCGATGGCCTTCTGCATCGCGTCGGCGCCGGCGTCGACGGCTTGGGCGAGCAGGAGCTTGATCTGCGCCTGACGCTGTGTGACGTCGGCGATGGCCGATTGCGCCTTGGCGCCCATAAGCTTGGCGTTCGCCATCTTAGTGGCGAGTTCCGCCTGCCCCATGGCGTCGTTCATCTGCTGCTGCTTTTGCTTCTGCTGGGCAGCTTGAACCTGCTCTGGCGACGGATGTTCGGCATCAGGATCGGGCAAGCCGGTGGCCTGACGAATCCGCTGCACGATCTCGTCCCGATTCGGGATGTCCATGTTCTCCACGATCAGGTCGATCATCGCGAGCGCGACTTGCGGCGCTGCCGGCGCCAGCGCCTGCATTGCCTGCAACAGTTGCTCGGCCGCAGCTTGCCGCAGCGTGGCGTGGAAATCGGCCTCAGAGATGATGAAATCGCACTTGGTGCGGGTGATGTCGTCTTTCGGCAGGCCGGTATTGATCTGCATATAGGCCGGCGTGCCGCGCACCGAGGTGATGCGGAACTGCTTCGCCTCCGTGTAATACTGCTCGACCAGCGACAACTCTTTCTCGCCGTGCACCTGCATCGCGAACCGCATGTGATCGAATAGATTGGTGGTCGTGGTAGAGCCCTGATCCTGCCGGCGCTGGATGGCGATTCCCGACGTGGCGTTGGTGTGGCGGCCCATCAACTCATCGGTGATTCCGCTGGTCTGCTGGATCATCGCTATGGAGCGCGAAAGCAGTTGCAAGTGCGCGTCCGCAAGGTCGCGGTCGACCTCAAGATTGATCTCGCTGCCCTTCTTCTTGCGAATGATGCCGTCCGGGCGCGCCACCTCTTCGGCAAACTCATCTATGGTGACGTCATCCGGCAGCGCGTCCTCGTCCATGATGACTTTATTGGACGAGAGGATGAACAACGCCTTGGAAGCGCGCTTGTTGACGTCGAGTTGGATGTCCCGCAGGCCGCGGATCATGCCGTAGGGCATCCCATCGCGGCCGCGGCGGTTCGCCCAGATCGGGGTGAACGGGAACCGGTTATGCCGGTACGGACTGGCGCCGAAGAAGAGGAAGCCGATCGCGGTAAACAGCGCGACGTACATGCGCATCCCTGGCTTCTTCACTAGCTGGGCTCGGCCAGACAGCACCTCGCGGTCGTGAGCGTCGCTGAAATCGTAGATATCGCCGCCAAATACGCCGCCGACCATCTTGTAGTGGTTGGTCGGGCGCCGGAACCACATTTCGATGACGCGCACGCGCGGTCGGCTCACACCATTGATCGGCTCGTGCAGGAGTCCGGATTGCTCGGCGGCGATCTCCCATGCGTCCATCGCCTCGTCGCCTTCGGCTTCGACGCCCGAGGCGTAAATCTGGGTGATGTCAACGCTGTCGTCGATCAGTTGCCCGCGCTTCGGGAAGATCGCCTTGAGGATGTCGGTATCAACCCACTTCGTGCGCGTGATGTAGCGCGCATCGGTAATGTCATCCTCTTTCGCCGTGCTGTCCCACAGCATGTAGCGCCACGATTCGTGACGCGAATACACCGGATCGCCAGTGTCGTTATCCTCGACGCCGCACTCCATCCAGCCAACGCCGACCTTTGCGGTGTCCTCGAACGACTTGGATCTAGCGAATGGCGTGCGGTTGACGTCCGACAGGTACTTGAGCAGCCCGGTCTTGGCCTCTGCCGACTTGCCATCTTCTTTGCGGCGCGGCAGCACCTTGTAATCCATGCGGCTACGCTTTTGCGTGCCCGTAACCCAATTCAGCGCGGTGGAGATGACGTTGTAGACCAGCGGGATTTGCCCGCGATCGCGCAACTCGGCGGCGTCTTTCTCATCCCACTGGATATTGTCGTAGTAGTCCTCGTCAATTTCCTGCTGGCGCCGGTTCTCGTACTGTCGGTCGAGTTCGCGACGGTAGAGCCCGAGCAGCACCGAGTGCTGGTCGAGCATGTCATCCGAATCGAGTTGCGACGGCTTGACGATCTTTTGCAGTTCGCGGGCGCCTGCGCGCTTCACCTGCCGGCTGACAGGCGGCGCAGCGTCGGCGGGAAGCGGCGACTGCCGCGTCTTCACCTGACGCTGGCTCATGTCGAGCCCGCTTTGCGCGCTGGCGTCGTTCTGATCAAACATTAGCCGCCCACACCTTCGTTACACACGGTCGCGAACCTCCGTGTGCTGTGATCGGCCGTCGATCTTGGCTACCGCGTCTGCCGTGATGATCGTCTCTTCAGAGTCTGGCGGCCGCGGCGGTACGCGCTTGACCAAATCCTCGATGTGATCGCGGATCAGGGCGGCCACGCGGATTACGCTTTTCGTGTCGGGAGGCATCCCGAGCGCGGCAGCAAAGGTGAGCGCCGTCTGCGCCACATACGGCCATCCGCCTTGTTCCTCGGACCACGCCCAAGCGTGATCTACTGGAACGAGGCAGGGCTGAACGCGCTCGAAGTGCAGAACGCTCGCGGCTGGCACGAGCGCAAGGCAGGGCACCCACTGGCGATCGTCCTCGTCCCAATACCAAGTCCCGTGAACGGTTATGTCGCCGTGGCGTTGCTTCCAGGCGTTGCGTGTCAGGTCGAGGATGGGACGAATGAGGCGACCCATTGGACCGCCTCAGCCGGCGTGGTGAGCGATCATGCTCGCCAGTTCGACGCCAGTAACCGCACCGACGATGTGCACCGCATCGGGTCCGCCGCCAGAGCCCGCAAGCGCCGCTTCGGCGAAGCCGGTCAGCGTCGAGTCGTCGTCGGCGAGGCGATACGATTGATACGTCTCGCTTCCGACAAACAATTCGAAGCCGGTTTTCATCGTCAGCCCGGCGTCGAGCCAACCTTCAAGCGTCTGCTCGGTCGGCGCGTGGCCGAAGGCCGCTTCATACAGCCCCGTAACCACGGTGGCGGTGATCGCGTCGTTGGCGTTGACGTCCGTGCCACCATTGTACGTGAGCCCGAACACATCGGACTGAACGTCAGCCGCGGCGAGACCGTCGAGGCTCAGGCCGCCACTCAAAACCGTACCAAGCTGACCGTCATAAGTGGCGGCAGACGAGTAGTGCCCCGTCGTCAGCCAAAAGTAATCCATCGTCGTGACGCCAGTGCCTTGCACTTGGTCCGAATCAACGACGGTGGCGATATTTCCGGCATCGTGGCCGGTGTCGGATTGATACGCCTGCCACACCGCAATGTCCGTGTCGGTGGCATCAACCGTTGTGAGCGTGTCGTAAACCGAATTGATCTGAGCGACTGTGTCGACCAAGGTGATCTCCTGTCCCGAAATAGGCTCCGCGCTTGCATAGCCGATCAGCTACAGGATTTGTTTATTTGATTGGAGAAGCACACAGCATTGACCGCTGCGTGGATAAGTGGTTACGCGACGTAACCGCTCGGGCGCCGTTTGCGCTTGTGCGCGCCTTCCCGACTCGGGGCGATGAACACTTGCGCGTGCTGGCGCAAGGCGTCGGGTGCGTGCTGATGGCCGTTCTTCATCGGAATGTCCGCCCATGCCCCGAGGCGTTCATTCCAGCTTTTGCGATAGTGGTCGATGTGGTGCAGCCCGATCTTGCATTTCGTTCGATCGAAGCGATACCGCGGGAAGGCGTCGCGGCATTGCCGAATCGCCGTCGTGAGGTTCGGCGTCCGCGGTACGATGATGATGTTGCGCAGCCCCAGATCGTGCAGGAGCGCTTCGGGCGTCTTAAGCTGTTCAGCGCCCCATGACCGATGATCGCCATCGTGCGGCAAGTAGTGCTTGCCCCAGACGTAACCAAGCGCCTGCATCTCCTTCGCATAGTAGCTGAACGCCTGATCGCTGGCTTCGAGGTAATTGATCCAGTTGTCCCAGCCGTTGATATGCTGGTGAAACCATATGGCCGTGTCGTCATCCTTGCCCAAGTCCCAGAACGTGTTGACCGGCACGCGAGGATCGTAGGCGATGTCGGTTACGCGATCGGTGCGCCGTGCGGACGCAAGCTGCTCGGCGTAATAGACGCCGAGCTGGCTCTGCTCGAAAGCTTCATCCGGAACGCTCGGGTGTTCCTGCTTCATCAGCGCCCAATCGGCGCCGAACTGGTTGTCCCTGGTCGCCACATACCAAGCCCGCTGTTCGGCTTCGATCTCACGGCTGATCAGGCTTTCGACCTTGTTGAAATAGTCGTGATCCTTGCCGCCTATGGTTATGGCGCCTGGATCATCGCGGTATCGCGGGTTGGCCCACCATGGCGCGAAGTGAAACTTGTATTCCAGCCGCGCCAGCGCCTTCTTCTCGTCGGCGAGCGCCCTGGATTTTGTCGTCATCTCGTAGAAGGCGCCTTCCCGACCTTCTGCGGTGCTCTCAATGAAGGTTACGCCTGACTGCGCAGCCGGCAGCGAACCCGTGACGATCTCCCTGGCCCGCTCCGGATAGTGCGCGCAAATCTTGCCGAACTCGGACACATGCAGAAATTGCAGCGTCGAGGATCGCGCCGAGGTGGCGACGCGCAGGCTGGAATTGTTCGAAAGGATCAATTCCGTCGCGCTGTCTCGTGACAGCTTGCGGCTTGCCAGCACGGAAGACGGCAGATTGTCGTAGGCGAACTTGACCTTGCGGAAAATGATGGTCGCGTTCGGCTCGGTGTCGGCGATGATGGCCGCGTTGGTGTTGTCGGTGAAAAGGCACGTATCGAGCATTAGCAATTGGATGGCGAGAGAGAATCCCAATTGTCGCGCTTTCAAGATGATGTTGCGCCACCACATTTCCCGGTAGAGCTTTTCCTGCTCTGGCCGCGGAATGAACAATACCTTTTGGCCGTCCTCGTCGATGACCCAATAGAGGTTTCGCAGCCGCCACTCAGGCGATGCCATGCCCTTGAGGAAATCGGCCACGGTGATGCCGGCGAGGTGCGGTCCTACCGCGTTCTCGTCCAGTTTCGCATCGCCTTGTGGCTGGTCGGTCGATTCGTCGGTCATGCCGGCGATCTCGCGCACTGACAGCACACATTGCTGTTATTGTGCTCGTTGTCGCGATCCTGCCACCGGCCGCACCGCTCACAGAAGAACACCATGCCGTTGACCACTTTGCGCTCGCGATCGGACAGGGAGTTGATCGCGCCGGCAAGCCCGCTTGTGGCTGCAGGATTGCCGCCTTCAGCGAGCAGATGGTTCGCCAATTCGTTCAGCGCCGTGTACCGCTCGAATGTCATGTCTCGATCATGAAAATGAAGAACAGGCACCATCCCCAGCCGTCATGTCCGCTGTAACCGATGGCGCCAGCGGCGAGTGCCAGCGCGACCGATACCCAATGCTTGTTGACCTGCCCCATGCTCATTCTCCTGCTGGCAGCCGATAGGCGTACAGATCGCCGGTCTTGTCGCTTCCGAGGTGGCGACGCTCAAAGGCGCCGGCCTGCATCAGCATGTCGATCGCCTTGGACGTGTCGCCATACTTTTCGCCGGTCTTGCGGGCGATCTCGAACGGCGTCCACCATCCGCCTGACTTGACCGCATCCATGATGCGGCCGGTGATGCCGCCTGGGAGGGTGTCGATACCGATGCTCATTTGCTGAAATCCGTGTGTGTTGCCCACCACGCGATCGCAGCGAGGGCGGCAAACAATGTGACGGTGAAGCCGATGGCTGGGATCATTGCGTCCTCGGTGCCCGCTTCTGTGCCCGGTAGCTGCGCATGTACTTGGCGCGATCGCGCTTGGGCGCGCGGGGCTTCGTGTATGCAGTTGGGTTGACAGTCGGCCGTTTGTCAGAGCCGGTGCATACAGCCATCGGGCAACCATCAATGCGCTCGCCGCCCAGCGCCTCGTTGAGCCGCATGGCGGTGTCGGCGACGTCGTCGGCGATCACGTCGGCTGGGTCGATAGCCTCGACCATGAATTCGTCGCCGTCCATGTACATGCGCGATATGGAAACGTCGTCGGTGACGCCGTCCGTGATCGGGGAGTTGGCTACGATAGTGTTCACCGCGTCACTCAGTAGGGCGCCGAGCGTCGCATGGGCCGCGACGTCGCTCGGCGCCGCGCAATCGCACATCGGGAAGCTGCACAGAGCGGGATTGTGTTCGACCGCGCACACGACGGTCGGTGACGGACCTTGCGGCCCGTCACCTTCCCATTCCCCGAGCGCAGAACGTTTTTTCGGTTTGACCATTGTGGTTACTCCGCTGCTCCCGGCATTTCCTCTTCTTCCGGGCCGCCGCCCGGCTGCGGTTGCGGTGCGCCGCCGAGACCTGGCGCTTGCTGTTGCGGCGCTCCCTGGCCGCCGGCGAACGCGCCCCAGCTACGAGTCCGGGACGTGCTGCGTCCGGCCGCAAAGTCTGGCTCGGCCGACTTGCTCTTTTTCTTCTTCCACGTCTTCGGCTTGGCTTTGCCGCCGCGGCTCTCGCCGAGCTTGGCGCGGGCTTCCGCCTTGATCTTGTCCTCGGTGCCCTTGCCGATATTGCCGGCGTCGAAGCTGTGCGTCGCGCCGCCGATGGCGAGCTTCGCGTGTTTGTTATCGCCGATCGGGAAGCTGCCGTTTGGTCCGGCTTTCTTGCCGGGTACTTTCGATGGTTCCATGGCCTGTGATCTCCTGATGTTGGTCGGGTGGTTACGCGGTTACTGTCCGATCAAGGTAGCGAGGCGTTCCAAGATGCGGTTCGCGTCACTCGTGATCGCGATAATCATGTCGGCCGCGTGCTCGACTTGATGGAGTTTTGAGGCCGGGACGGGGTTGGCCTCGCCTGTCGGATCGTCATCGTCCGATCCGGCAAGGTGCGTCACGATATCGGCTACGCGATCACGTAACTGGCGCACGGCCATCACGGCTTGGTTGACCCTGTCGAAGGGCGTTTCTCTGATGCCGGCGACTTTCATCTGATTCCCGGCTTGAGGCATTTGATTTCCGCCTTGAAGCATTCCCATTTGTCGTCTCCTGGTTTGCTTGTTGATGGTTACGCGGTTACTTGGTCGCCTGAATGAATTTCCCGGCTACCTCTTTTGCTGGCTCGCGCACGTACTGAGATCCGTTGCTCATGACGATCTCGGTTCTGCCGATGGCGCCTTGCACCGCTGGCCTGATGACCTGCACGTTGGCTGGCGCGACATAGACCGTGCCGCCGTTCGGCGCCGTCACCACGATCAGCCCGGCGATCAGGACCGCCCTAATAATCTTGACCATCGTCGCACTCTGCCTCGGTTACGAAATACGCTCGGGTGATCGGGTCGCTGACAAAGCCGAACAGCGTCAAGCTGTCCGGATCGCGGTTGATGATTGCCTGCACCGCCTTCTCGATCCTCGGCACCTCGCGCTCACACGCCGCGTAGTCTTTGAAATCGTGCTCGGGGCTCGAATAGAGCGCCTGGGCGCCGATGACGGCAGACAACGTGATGGTGATCGTGAAGGCGGCCATGGTTACAGCCACCTATCTGCAGCGCCGATGACGATGAGAACGCCGAGGCTGAGACCGCAGATCAGTGCGATGATGATGCTGGCGACGGGCGCGATGTAAACCATCGCAAGACCGACCAGCACACCGGACAGGAAGACGATTGAGCGGCCCATGGTTACGCCGCCGTCTCGGTCGGTGTTTCGCCGGTTGCGGGATTGCCGTCAGGATCGAGGCTCGGCTCATTGGCCGGTGGCACGGTCTTCGGCGCCTCCGTCTCGGTTTCCTCGGCGTCGTCGCCGTTGGTGAGTTGGTTGAGCACGTCGGTTAGAGCTCCGACGTCCGCAGTCTTCTGCGCCACGACGCTGGCAATGCCGGCATTGGCCGCGGCCGCGCTCTGTTCCAGTTGTTCGAGCGTCGAGAGGCCAGTCTCGAGATCGCTGTCGATCTTCTTGCTGATCGTCTTGAGCCGATCAGCGAACGTCAGCGCCTTGTGGGTCGCTGCCTTTGTCGTGCTTGCCATGGCAATTACCTTTGGTCTGAGTAGGAATGCCGGCAACGGTGGCTGCACGGCCGGTGGAGTGGTTACGGTGAGCGCCGGCTTCGGTGCCGGCGCTGGCGTCGCATCGAGTTCAGTCACCTTGACGTGGCTGGTTACGATCTGCTTCGCCGCCTGTAGCGCGTAGTCGACAGGGCTACCTGTGAACGCTGGCGACGTGAACGTGAACGCTGCGCCGTCCTCGTGCCAGCCTGATGCCGTCAGAATGTAACCAGCGACATCGACCGCAGCAGTTACGGCAATCGCCTCGACGCGCAAGCCGGCCCGCGTGAAGGCATCCTCGACTCGTGTGCCGAGTTGCTTCTCCGGTCGACCGCGCAGGAACAGATTGCGCAGTCGTTGCGGGCTTACACTCACTTCTCGCGATGCGATGTCGGCCATGACCGGCTACCTCAGTTGCAGACGCTCTGCTGGCAGTCGCAGATGCTCTCGTGGCCGGTGTACCGGCAGGGCGCGCCGTGCGCGTAGTGCGCGGCACCGAGCATTGCGGCGAGGATCATCACGGCGATGTACAGGCGCAGGAGCATGATTACCTCGTGAAGCGGCCGTACTTGCCGCATGTGCACTCGACGCAGCAGCCGAGCGCGCCGGTGGGCTCGTCAGCGTCGCGGTATTTATCGAGCACCGCGCGGATGATTCGGCGTCCGTCAATGAAGAAGCTGCCGCCGCGTTCGATGATGCGGTCCAGTTCCTCCATCGCGGCGCGCAACTCGCGTTCCCGCTCTGCGGTGAGCTGCTCTTGCGTCAGCTTCTGCTGGTCCGCCTGAGCGATGGGGATCATAGCGGCGGCTGCCTGGATGGGGATCATCTTGTAGGCAACCGCGTAACTGCCATCATCTTGGCGTTCGCTTAGCTCCATCGTCTCTCTGTCGGCGATCCAACGCGGTGCATGGCTCATTGCTTTCGCTCCGGTTTCTGTCTCACAAAGGCTCCGGTCATCTTCTCGTTGACCTTCGCCAGCCGCCTTACCTCGCCTGCCAGCGCCGCGAACGTTGCAACCGCTTCGGCTCCAAGCCCGGCAACCGCCTTCTCAGTTCTCGCCAGAAGCTGCTCGATCGTTTCGGTTGCGAGCAGCTTGTGAAATTCCTCCATCGCATCCACGGCGGCGCCTACTCCCGCCCGAGACGATCCTGCGCGAGCAGTTCGAGGCTGTGCGCGATCTGGTGAATGTCGGTCAGCGCAATGCGCAGGAGCGACAACCCAACGGCCACACCAACCTTCGAGTCGTCTCTGGCAATCGCTCGCTCGAGTTGCCCGATCAGCTTTTCGATCTCGTCCATGGTTACGCTCCCGATCCGAACGGCCGCGGCGGCCCTTCGATCTGTGCCGGTGTGGTAACAGGGGTTACGGGGGTTACATCGTGACACTCAGCTTCGATGATCGTCGGCGTAACCGGCCGCAGCACATTGCCGTTGATTGACCGCAGGAACGCCAGCATCGGATCATCTGGCGCCGTGTTGTGTTCGATCTCGTGCTTGTCGCGCCACTCTTTCGGCGATGAGTTCTTGAGGCCAAAGATCGAGGCGGTTACAGCCGCTCCATCAATCGAGCCGTTGAGTTTTCGATTGTAATAGAGCGTCAAACACGCCTGCCCGCGTTTTTTGGAGGCGGAAAACTCGGGGTGGCGATTGGCCCACTCGTTAAGGGTATCGACACAGAAGCCCATCATGGCGGCAGCCGCGGTGAAGCAGAGACCGCCTGCCATGTATGCGATGAGTTCGTCGCCGCGGAATGGGTTGTAACCAGTCGGGCGCCCTGGCCCGAGGTGCCTTTCGATGACGGGAGCGGCGTCGTACTTGAAGGGGGCTTTTTCCTTGGGCCGCTGGCTCTTTGAGTTGCCGTGCGGCTTGCCTTTGCGCTTCGGGGGCTTGCGCTTGGCTTTGCCCGCTCGGTATTCGCGCATGTACTCGGCGCGGTCACGAGGCTTGCGCTTACGCGGTTTGTCGCTGGGCTCGTCCATGAGCCGTGCGTAACCGCTTCGAGGGGCTACAGGGAAACTTTAGTTGACGATAGCAACAGGATTATGCGGACCTGTGCGTAACCATCACGGCAGAGCTTTGTCGATTAGGTCGGCGAGGCGGCGCAGTTCATCGCGCACGGCAATGGCAATATCTACGTCCTTTGGATCGGAGGCCTCGATCTTATCGCCGGACGCCCGCGATCTCGCGCCGTCGATAAATCCCTCGACAACATCCGCCAGCGATACGGCAAGCATGTCCTCGTGATCCCCGTCATCAGCAGGCTCGACAAAGATGATCGATGGGTCGAAAACGGGCTCCCCATTGGCGCCATCATCTCCGCCGTCGCTCCATGCGATCGGGAAATAAGCGTAGCCCGGCTCTATGATGCTCATCTCATTACCTCGGCGTTGCCATTACAGCGGCCGTAGCCGCGTCGGTTTGTTGGGTGATCTCAGGTGCCCGCTTCTTGCGTCCGAGGAACCACGGCGTGCGCCAGGGCGACACGGGCACTCCGTAGCTGAGCATCAGCGGATGGCGCGGGTGCTTGTCGGCGTTAGCGCCGAGACAGTACAGCGGCTTCTCGGCGGCGTCTGCCATGCGCACGATATCGTGCCAGCGAGCGCGGAGCGCCTCGGGGATTTTGTTGAGCGTGCCCCACGCGGCGACCACGACGTCCGATTCGGCGATCATGGGACGCAGGTAGATGTCGTTGTCTGGCCCGATCGGATCATTGACGCCCTCTAGGGCGTTAATGTCCTTGGCGCGGTACGCAAACTTGTTACCGATCAGGATGCGGCCGTAACCATTGCGCTGGGCAAAGCCGATGCACTTGCGGACGGTCGGATCGTCCTGGTCGGCGTCGGCGGTCGAGGGATTGACCATCAGGAACATCATGGTCGGGCCGGCGCCGATCGTGCGTTCGAGGCGATAGCGGTAAGTCTTGCAGGGCGAGATGATGGCGGATCGGTACATGGTTACGCTACCTCGCCAACTCTGTAGAGGCGCATCTGCCTCAGTGCGATGCGTACTGCCTCGATTGCCGCCATATCGTCCAGGCCGGTGCAGCACGCGACGCAAGCGTAGTTGAGCGCCAGGACGGTGACAGCCATGTTTGGGTCATCTGGCAAGAGTGCGCTTATGCGGCCCGAAAGCGCTTTGATTTGCTCTGGTGTCATGATTAAGCGCCCTCCTTCGGCGGTTCAACCGCGATGTCGATTCCCCACAGCGCAAGCCACAGGTCGATGTCACAGGCGGCGCGAAGCGTAATCCACGGCAGGAACGGAAACATCGGCTATTTCCTCTCGTTGTGATCGTCGGGGTGATGTGGTGCCGCCACGATGAAGAACGCACACGCTGCAGCGAACGCGGCGACGGTGATCCAGACTGCGTCCCATTGCGTCATCAGCGTTTCTCCTTGGTGCGACAGGCGGTCGGCGGCGTAACCTTGAAGCGGACCATCAGCCGCAGCAGCAACGCCAGTTCGGATGGGATAGGCTCGCCGGCTGCCCAGCGGCGCACCGTGCGCGCGTCGCGGCCGGTGAAGCGGGCGAGGCCGATCTGTGAGAAGCCGAGCCGGTCAAGCGCTCGGCTAAACTCGGTGGGCGTCATCGCCGGTATCATCGCGTCCGGCGTCGATTTCCGTTTCATGTTCTTCCTCGATCTCGGTGCAGTTCCAGCAATCCTCTCCGACAAGCGACCAGCACCCACACGCTGGGCACTCCCACTCGCCGTCGCTCTTGTTCCAAGGTGAACGCATCATGGCTTTCCCCGTTGGTTGTCGCCCGTCATGGCCGCGCGTCGCCCAGGCGCGGCCATAGCTGGCGGCAATTACGTGGTTGCCTCTTGTTCTGCTGCGCATTTTTTGATGTCGGCCAAGGCATCATCGTCAGCCGCAAAGAACCACGGGGCTGCATGGCCTGGGCGCGATGCGCGATAAATCATCGCGCCCGCGGCTTGCGTTCCGATCTTTTTTTCAAGCTCACGGCCAGGAACGCCCGCGCAGTGAACAGCCCATCCCGCTCGGCAATGTGTCGTACCGCACCAACCAGCCGATCCGTGCCATGAGTCCATGTTTAGCGTGCCGCCTTTTTCGATTGCGGCGAGAATAACGGCGTCAATTTTTGGAATCACCGGAATCGCCAGAGGTTCTTTGTCGGCGCCCGCGAGGTAGGCGCCCGCGAGGTAGGCGTCCGCGAGGTTGGCGCCCGCGAGGTAGGCGTCCGCGAGGTCGGCGCCCGCGAGGTAGGCGCGTGCGAGGTTGGCGCCCGCGAGGTTGGCGCGTGCGAGGTTGGCGCCCGCGAGGTAGGCGCGCGCGAGGTTGGCGCCCGCGAGGTAGGCGCGCGCGAGGTCGGCGCCCGCGAGGTAGGCGCCCGCGAGGTAGGCGTCCGCGAGGTCGGCGCCCGCGAGGTTGGCGCGTGCGAGGTCGGCGCCCGCGAGGTTGGCGCCCGCGAGGTATGCGTCCGCGAGGTCGGCGCCCGCGAGGTAGGCGCCCGCGAGGTAGGCGCCCGCGAGGTTGGCGCCCGCGAGGTTGGCGCGTGCGAGGTCGGCGCCCGCGAGGTAGGCGCCCGCGAGGTAGGCGTCCGCGAGGTCGGCGCCCGCGAGGTTGGCGCGCGCTTTTAGCGCCCACTTTACTGCAAGCCCGATTTTTACTTGCATCGATGTGCTGTCATCACATTCGATCGCGGCCGTAAACTGTACTTTTCCGGTCCATCGATTTTTGATCTTGAGTTCCATTTCATGTCCTCCTGTTGGTGGTTACGGGCAGTAGGCGGCTGAGACGCGATTGCGCGGTACGGACCAACAATCAAGCGTCCCAGCCGCCCCGGTTTAGGCGACGATAAACCTGCCGGCAGGACGTCCACCCGGCGCGACGTAGAAGCCGCGCCAACTGCCGATCAGGTGTGTGGTGTTGGCGTCGGCGATGCGAACGGAGCAGCGGAGAGCCTGGCGCGCGCGTGCCGTCAGCACGTCGCACGGCGTCGTCCATGCAGCGTCGAAGGCGTCGAGGGTCGCGGCGCGGTGCGCGTCAAGTTCGGCGGTGTCGGCTACTCGCATGGCGCCACCTCGTCATCATGTCTGATGCCCTCGACCTGACACGGCGTCGAGGCGAATGTGTTGATCTCGGTGGCGATCGCTTCGGCGCCCTCTTCGGACATCGGCGTGGCGTTAGACTTTGCTCCGGTCCATGCGTAGTCGCCGGATAGTAGGCGCCGCAGGTAGAGCTTGCCGTTCGGCTGTGGCTTGGTAACGGTGAAGGGCATGTCAGCAGCCCGCCATCCGCTCGGCGCGTTCCTCGGCGCGGCACTCACGCTCGGCGCGGACTTGCGCGTTCCACTCGCGCTTTTGTGCCTTGGTCAGCTTCGACCAATCGACCACGCTGACCTTGCCGGCGCCGCCGCAATGCTTGCACGCGCAGTCGAGCCTGCCGGCGAAATAGTCCTCGCACCACTCCGAGCCCTGCTCGTCGAGATCATCGCGGGTGAAGGCGCCGAGATACGCGCTCGATTTGCCTTCGCCGCGGCAATGGGAGCAGATTTCCCACTTGTTCGGCAGTACGAGCTCGCTGCCGTCGTCGCAAAAAAGAACTGGCTTCATCGTCATCACGTTCTCCTGTATTAAATACAGGATTTATGTATCAGGACATTATGTCCGGTGTCAAGCAGCTTGGTGCATTTATGTCCGGGTGAGGCGCAGCGCCGCAGCGGGACCATCAACAGGGCGGCCGAAAGTTGCACGATCGCCAGCCGCACGTCCGTCGCCGCGGGCGTCATCATCGAAACGCGGTCGGCCGTTCGGCACGTCGCGCAGCGCGATTCCCGCGTCTTCCATGGCGCGTTTGATCAGGTCGGTCTTGACCACTACCAGCGCGCGGCTGTTCTTTCCTGCGGCCCGGCGCGCGGCGTCGATCAGGGCATAGATGCGCTCGCGGATGCGATCCGTGCAGCCGGCCGCGAAGCCGGTTACGATTCGGCGACGCTTCGTGCCAACGTACAGGCATCCGATCATGTAGCCGGCGAGTTCGGCGCGCACGAAAGCGTCGAGTGTATCGAGCAGCCAGCGGGCAAACTCGACGTCGATGGCGAGTCCGCAGAATTGAACCGACTCGACGCGAAACCACGCGGAGCAATCACAGAACGCCGCGACGGCTTGTAAAAGGCCGGCCTTGATGTTGAGCGGGTCGCGGGCGCCGGCTTCCTCGCCACCGATGGTGGCGCTGCCGGCGCCAACCTCGCGCAGATCGGCGTCCGTAACCTCGTAGGCGTCCATCATGGCGCGCGCTTTGTCGAGCGCAGCCATCGCTTCTGGCTCGCTGCAGCCGTTACCAACCGTCTTGGCGAGAAGCGCTCTGATCGAGGATGCCCTTGCGATCGCTCACGCTGTCGCCCTCGCCTGTTCGATCGCCTTGCGGATGCGGTGATCCATGCGCGGCTTCTGTTCGGCCGATTGCTTGGATTTAGTCGCCCATTCCAGGTTGTCGCGGGTGTTGTTTAGGCTGTTGCCATCAATGTGGTGCGGCGTGTGGAGCAGCGTCGGCGCCGGCTCGCCGATCAGTTCCTCGAGGATGACTCGGGCCATATAGATCGTCGGGCGCGGCGTGCCGTCACGATTTTGTCCGCCGCCCCGGCGCGCATAGACCTTGGCGCCGTATTGCCATGCGGAAATCTTGTAGTTCCAGCGGTACGCCGTGAGCGCGGCATAGTCGCATTGGCTGACGGTGGTGTCGTACTGGCTGCACTTTCCGAGCGGGATGTTGCAGGTGGCGCTCATTTGGCAGCCCCATGTTTTGCGGCGCTGTAGCGTTCGCCGGCAGCGTTAACGAAGCCGTTGACCGTCATCTTGAAACCTCGCGATTCCCGCTCGACCACATACGCCATCGCCTCGACCGCCTTCTGCGTGCTGTCGAGAGCCGCAGTGATCTCGTGGATCGACGGCGGAAATTTGTAGATTGTCTGGATGTTGTCGTGCCGGAACGGGTCCGTTGCGCGAAGCAGCACGGCGTCGTCATACTGAGAAAATCGGGCCGCGACCTGCAGCATGAACGAATCGGGGTCGCTGTAGGCGTCAAGCCGGAAGGCGGAGAACAGCAATTTCTGGCACTTCTCCGCCACCTTCATGCTTGCCCGCGGCTTGTCTGAGCTGGCCGTACACGCGGTCGATCGCGGCGACGCCAGATCGAGGATCGTGCCTAACTGCCTCACGTCTAACCTCCACGGTTTCAGGTTTGAGCTCGACTACTTTGGGGACAGCGCGCTGTTGCCGCGCGATGAATTGCGCAAGGCCCTTTTCGAAATATGAGACGTTGCCGATCTTCTCGGGCGCCCTGGCTTTGGCTTGCGATTGCACGCCGGCAACGATGAGTTCGCGCGGCCAGCCTTGATCGAGCCATTGCTGGCAGCGCCACGCGGCGCCGCACCATCCTGGCTCAACGAAATTCAAGTGCTGCCCGGCAATAACCGCGATCTCGTCCGCCAGCGCGCCAGCTTCAGGAGAGATCACCACCTTGGGCGGCGCGTCCGGTAGCAACGAGAGTTGCTTCCATGCGCGTTCATCGAGCCATTGCTCGGCCGGCATATCGGGGTTGGCGCGCGGCGCCGCGACGATGATCGGGTCGGCGTTCTCGCCGGCCGTAACCATTGCGAGGAACTTGCGCTCGGCTGCCTTGCTGGCGGGAGCCGGGTAGGCTTTGGCAAATAGCTTCCAGAGGGCGCCAGCGGTTAGCCTGGGGTCGTCTGGAATTTCCTTCGGTGGTTTCTTCGGGGTCGCGCGCGCGGCTATCCTATCATCATCATTCTTCTCTGCTTCTGTCTCTGTCTCTGTCTCTGTCTCTGTCTCTGTCTCTGTCTCTGTCTCTGTCTCTGTCTCTGTCTCTGTCTCTGTCTCTGTCTCTGGGGGTTCCGTCACGCGTGCCGCGCCCGTGACATGCGCGTGACTCACGGGCGTGTCACGCGTGACAGGTGCGTGACTCACGCCTCTGTCACGCTCGCGTTTCCGCCGCTGGCGATCTGTCGCCGAGGGGTCGCGATCGCTTTCAAATTGACGCAGTTTCCATGCTGAAACCCCGCGGCCGTCCGTCATGCCGACCTTCTTGAAGGAGGCGAACACGCGCTCGATCAGCGCAACGGGCTCGCCAAGGATCGCGGCGACGCGGCGCGCATTAGTGTCAAACTTGCCGCCCTCGTTGACGGACGCGCAACTTTCCAGGATCGAGTGCCATGTGGCGACGGCGATAGAGCGCGACGCTTCGGCGAGGATGGCGACCTCGCCCAGCTTGGGGTCACTGACGGTTCCCTCGTATGCGCGATACCAACGGTTCATTGCATCTGCCCGCGAAGGAGGCCCCAGCGTTCGAGTTGTTGGATTGCGGCGTCGAGCCCGGTGGCGATCGAAACATGTGCGCCTGTGAACGCCGCGGCGGATAGGAACGCCGCCTGCTCGGGCTCAACGCGCGACCGTGCCGTTGCCTTGAGTTCGAGTAGAAAGGTTTGGCGCAGGTGGAGAAAAATCAGGTCGGCGACGCCGGGCCGCATCCCGATCTTCTTCATGCGCGCGACCGTGCGCGCGCCGTTGCCGGCGAACATTCCGTTCGGCGTGTGCCAAAACACGAGGCCCGGCACGCCGCGGGCGCGCACTTGCGCAACCACGGCGGCCTGCACGTCGTACTCCGAGATGTTGCGCCGGCTTGCCACGATGGTTACGCCGCCATCCCAAGAGCGTTGAGGTACGTTTCGAGGATTGCCTCCTGCTCCTTGCGCTCGTTGGCGTCCTGCTTGCGCAATCGGATTACGGTGCGCAGCGCCTTGACGTCGTAACCGCTGCCCTTGGCCTCGCCGAAAATGTCCTTGATGTCGCTGGCGATAGCGGCCTTTTCCTCTTCGAGGCGCTCGACGCGCTCGACAAAGGCTTTCAGTTGATCGCGGGCGAACCGGGTGGCGCTTCCGCTGTTGTCGCCCGGCACAGCGCGCGGGTTATCGTCTGCATCTGACATTGTTCGTTCTCCGGTTTGGCTGGTGGTGGGTGGTTACACGACGGCAACGCAGGCTTCGGTCAATTTTTTCTTGGCTCGCCACACGGCCTGCTTGGCAGCATCCGTATCGTCTCTCGGTGTGCAGGGGATGCTAAAGCTGATGCGCTTCGGCCCGACCATGGCTGAGACTTTGACGTGTCGGTTCTTGATGAAGGTGATCTCGGTGCAGCCGAGCGAGCGCAGAAAGTCGTCGACGGCGACAGCGGTCGGCCCGAAATGCCGGGGCGGGATTGGTTCTTTGGTCCTCATGACGCTTGCTCCGCGGGCGCATATGCGATGGTGGGTGGGGCTGAGTTCTCCCAATCCCAGAGGAACCAACTGTGATTGAAAGACGGGTTACCCTTGCTATCCTCAAACCAGCGGATGCGGCGCGTGAGCGCGATTCGACGCGCGAAGGCCGGATGTCTGGCGAATAGGTGGCCGCGCGTGCGCGCGTGATCGAAGTCGGCACGCAACAGCATTGCGACGATACCGCGCACGGGGCGCATTAGCGTCAAGGCATGTTCGATAAATTCGGTCGCTAAATTATAGGGCGGGTTGGTGATGATCGCCCGAATGGAGCCGAGTGGCGTATGCTGCTGAACGAGAAAATCGACGCCTTGCTCAATGTCAGTTCCAACCGTCCAGTGCCCGGCGCCATCGAGGACGGCGGTCATCTTCCCCTCGCCGCACGCAGGCTCCCAAATTGCCAACTTGAAGCGTTCGACGGCCGCGAGCGAATCGGGGCGCGCCCAATTGTCGGAAATTACGATCTGCGGACGAATATGAGGAAGAAGCGCGTCTGTCACCCACGCTGGGGTGGCGTAATGGTCGTTCGCGACGCGCTGATACCCGGAATATCGCTGGCTCACGCGGCCACCTGTGCGGCGAGAGCGACCGATCGCGGCGGCGGCGATCTCAGGACATAGCCACCCAGAATTTCATTCCAGGCCGCATGAACCCACGCTGTCAGTGGCGCATCGGCGCCAATGCGCTGTTCGATGATGCAGAGCAGTTCATCGAACTTGCGGGCGCCGTGGAGAACGGTCGTGTGGTCGCGGTCACCCAATCGTCGGCCGATTTCCGGCAGCGACGTCTTCGCCAGCTTACGCCCCAGCGCCATGACCATCTGACGCGGGATCAGCACGTTTGCCGTGCGGCGCCCACCGCGTATGTCGTCAACGGAAACGCGCGTCACGCGCGACACCTCGCGAAGCACCTGTTCGAGGAAAATGCGGGGCCGCTCGGGCGTGGCTGCAAAATGCTCTTGCACCCTGGCGCGGCATCCCGCGCACAGCGGCACGCCGAGTTCTTCGCATGGCACAAGGGGAGGCCGAGCCGGAACAGGTGTCTCAACCGGCAACTCAACAACCGGCAATTCAAAAACCGGCAATTCAACAACCGGCATCTTGACCGGCGCAGCCGGCGCTGGCTGGGGCTGTGGTTTCAGCGCCAGCGGCGCAGGCCGCCTCCCCAATTCCACCTTCGCCTTCGCGTATTCGATCCGGCGACGGTCGCGCACCGTTTTGTTGCGCGCGCGCACGTCGTCGGCTGTCAGGCAATCGTCCTCGACCTTTACTTTCATTGCGGCTTCCCTCCACTTGTTTGGTTACTCAGCCAGAGCCCAGACCGCGCAGCGCGTTAGCAGCAGCGATGAGGCGATCAATGTCCGCGCGAGCGCGCGTTTCGCTGCGATGACTGAGGGATGCCGCCAAGCTTTCGAAGCGCTCGGCGAGTTCGACGGCCTCGTGCAGCCCGGCCGCGCTTCGAACTTTGCGGACAAGCCTTGAGTGGGGATTACTAACTTCACCATAAAACAGCGCCTTTATCTGTCTGTAGGATACGTTGGCGTGCCGCGCGCCGCGCCGGAGCCAACTTTCGCGGCTGTCGTTGACCAACCGAGGCCCCGAAACCGCAGCGACAAGCTGTTGAAATTCACGCATGACACTCACCCTTTCACCCGGATGAGAATTCCGGGTTTTCGGAAATCCCTGTGCCTACCCTCCTGCCCATGGACACAGAGAAACCGTTTGCTTCGCCGCTTCCTCGTCTCAGTGACAAGGCCCTTAAGATTTTCAGCCGGCGCCCGGCAGCGTCTCGATCGCCGGCCTATCCGCGCAAACGGCCGCCGCCGACGCGCAAACACAGTTCGGCGATCCGCCGCGCGGCTGCGCGCTGGAACGTTTCGCCGTTGAAGATCGTTGTGTGATGAAATTCACGCGGCCTGCTCCTCGGAAGCCGTTTCTTGGCCCCACAAGGCGGGATCGGCCGTGACAGCGCCTAGGGCGCCGGTCATCAAGACGTACAGGTCGGACGCGATCCGACCTTGAGAACGCCAGTTGGAAATGGCCTGCGGGGAACGTCCGGTAAGTTTGATGATGCGCGGCGCCCCGCCGAGCGCGGCGATTACGCCGTTAATCGTGGTGATGTCGTATGTTCCCCGAGCCATGGGGGTTCATACTACAGGCTTTCGGTACATTCAACAGGATTAAGCAATTAAAATGTCTATCGAGCGCGGCATATTGGAAAAGCGTGCGGTTCCGGCCATTCTGCGCAAGATGGCGCACCCGGAATCAAAAGAAGCGATCGCCGCGAGACTTGAGGTGACACGTATCGCCCTTGGTTTTGCCACACAGGCGGCACTTTCTAAGGCGATCTCAGCCGGGAACGGTTTGAGGATCACTCCGCAGCGTTGGAACAATTACGAATCGGGCCGCGACCGTTTGACGCTGAACCTTGCCCTCCTGATCTGCCGAAAGTTCCCGCAGGTCACGCTGGATTGGCTCTATCGCGGAGACAAGGGCACCCTGCGCCCGGCCTTCTCGGCGGCGATCGACGAATCAGAGCGAATGGTGAAGCGGTTAAGCCGCTAACCGCTGCATCGCCTCGATAGCCGCGACGGCCAGCACTTTCGCTGCCGGTAGCTGTACGGCAACCTGCATTGCCATTGCCAGGACCGGGTCGGACCCATCGGCCCAGAACGCCGAAACGATCTCTTTTGCGCGATCCAGCACGGCTTTCCGCGCCGCGTCGCCATCGGGTAGCTGCGGCACAAGTTCCTCCAAACGCACATCCGCCATCATTTAATCAACCCTTTTTCATTCTTGTGTTTTTCGGGTCGAGGCCCCTCGAACCCAATCCGGCATTAACCATCTATTTTCCTGTACAGCAATCTCAAAGTTGCGTGCCATCCATGCAACACTTACCAATTTTCCGATATAACGCTTGACCTAACTACAGGTTTTCGGTACTCCTGACGCCAGGGCGGATTTCGGTATCGCGTACCGCCCCACAACACAGCGTTGGGAGAATGATCGTGCAGGACGCACCTGATCTCTTTGTCGATCTCGACAGCCTCGATCCACAAGTGATCTTCGCAAAGGCCGGCGCGGAAAGCGTCATTGCGGAGATCGAGGAAGCCGCGCGCGGGGCGGCAACATCCGATCTTTCGACCGCGACCGCACGCCGCGCCATCGCCGACGTCGCCTACAAGGTGGCGCGCACCAAGACCGCCCTCGACGACAAGGGAAAGGTGCACGTCGCCTATCTGAAAGAGGCGGCGAAAGAGGTTGACGCCGAGCGCAAGTCGATTCGCGACCGCCTCGATCTGCTCCGCGACACGGTGCGTAAGCCGCTCACTGATTGGGAAGATGAGGAAAAGGCCCGCATCGACGAGCATCAACAGGCGCTTGCCGAGATCGAGGCGTGCGCAGTGTTCGACTCGGCAGAGCCGGCGTCGGCGGACATCTGCGGCAGGCTCGATCGACTGAGGGCCATCGGCGGCAATCGACTCTGGGAAGAATTTGAGAAGCGCGCGGGCGCCGCCCGCGAGGCCGGCATCGCGAAGCTGACAGTCATGCTCAGCGCCGCCCAGCGCCACGACGCCGAGCGCGCCGAGTTAGAGGCGCTGCGCCAGAAGGAAACCGAGCGCGCCGATCGCGAGCGCATCGCCAAGGCGGCCGAAGAACTCACGCGGAAACGGGCGCTGGAAGCTGATGCCGCGGTTGCGGCTGCAAATCAGCGCGCCGCAAACGCCGAAGCCGCCGCGCGCCAGCAGGTCGAGGCCGAGCAGGCTGCCGAAGCCCGCGCTGCCGGACTCCGTATGAACGATCGGGTCCACCGCGCGAAGGTCAATGCAGCCGTGCGCGATTCCCTGTGCGCTCGCGCCGGTCTTTCGTCCGATCTCGCCGCCGCCGTTGTCATCGCGATTGCGCGCGGTCAGATCGAACACACCGTCATCTCCTACTAACCGGGAATCACCATGGAAACCGCAACCGCTACTGCCATCGACGTCGAGTTTGACGAAACGCCTCCTGCAGGCGCCGGGGTGCTTGCGATCGTCGCGCACAATCAGGCCGTCGCCGTAACCAATCCCCAAGGCGCCGGCTTCATGTCGCTCATCGAAAAAGCTGTTGTCGCCGGCAACCTCGATCTTGTGGACCGAATGATGGGGCTGCAAGAGCGGTGGGAGAAGAACGAGGGCGTCAAAGCCTTCAACAACGCCCTGGCCGCAGCGAAGGCCGACATCAAGCCGATCATCAAAAACCGCACGGTGGGATTCGAGTCGAAGAACGGCGGCAAAAGCACCTCCTACAATCATGAGGACATCGCCGGTATCGCCGATAGCATTGACGAAATCCTTGGCGCAAACGGCCTATTCTACCGCTGGCGCCCAACCAACAATCCCGAAACCGGCCTCGTGTCCGTCGCGTGCATCGTCTCGCACCATCTCGGCCACAGCGAGGAAACGGTACTTTCCGGCAAGATCGACGTATCCGGAAACAAGAACCACCTCCAAGCGGTAGGCTCGGCCGTAACCTATCTGGAACGCTACACCCTCAAGGCCGCCCTCGGCCTCGCGTCGAAGCATGATGATGACGGCCGCGCGTCTGGCGCCCCGCTGAACGAGCGTCCGGCTATGGCCCCGGCGAACGAGCGCGCGGCGCCGATCACCGAAGATACCGGCGAACTGTTGAGCCCGGCGCAGATCGCGGAACTGCAAGACCTCATCATGGATCGCAAGGTCGACGCTCCGGCTTTTGTCCGCTGGGCGGCAAGCAAATTGCCCGGCGCGGAAGTGGTGCGCCTTGGCGACATCCCTGCACGATTTTTCGATTCGTGCGTCAAGGCCATCAAACAGCGCCACCCGGAGACAAAGCAATGAGCCCGATCGACTCGTCGATGTTCTCTCATCACGACTACGACCCCGCCTCGCGGACGATGACGCTGCGCTTCAAGAACGGCGCGGTGTGGCACTACGACGGCGTGTCGCCTGAGAAGAATGCCGCCTTCCTCGCCGCGCCGTCGAAGGGGCAGCATTTCAACACGCACATCAGGGGCATCCACCCCGGGCAGAAGGCGTAACCATGGGCATCGAGATTTTCAATTGCGAGCAAGGAACAGATTCGTGGTTCGATTGTCGCAAGGGCCTTCCAACTGCCAGTGAGTTTAAGCGGCTGATGGTTACGAAAGGCCGCGGCCCTGGCGGCGTCAGTCTGCAACGGGTCGAGTATCTGGAAAAGCTGGCGGCCGAGATCATCACCGGCAAGCCGACAGGCTCGACGTTCTCCAATGAGGACACCGAGCGCGGCCACGAGCAGGAGCCGCTGGCGCGCGCCGAATACGGCTTCCGGCACAACATCGTGCCGGATCAGGTCGGTTTCGTGCGCAACGACAAATACCGCGCCGGAGCAAGCCCTGACTGTCTGATCGGCGAAGACGGCGGCGCCGAGATCAAGAGCGTGCTTCCACACATCCAGATCAAGCGTAAGCGCGAAGGCGTCATGCCGAGCGAGCACATTGCCCAGGTGCAAGGCAGTTTGATGGTCTGCGAGCGCGATTTCTGGGACTTTGTGAGTTTCTGCCCCGATCTCGAATGTATTCACCTCGAACTGTTCGAGATCAGGGTCTATCGCGACGACAAGTACATCAGCCAACTCGCGGAGCAGATTGCCCGGTTCAACGAAGAACTGGACGCCCTGGTCGAGAAGCTGCGCGCTGGCGCTCCACTGGGGATCGCCGCGTGATCCGGAAGCAGGTTGGCCCTATCGTCTATGAATGGGACGGTTTCGTGCTGCGTCCGCTCCCTGGCCGCAATTTCGATGCGGCGCGCGCACATTACAGCCTCGGAGAGCGCACGTCGCAGGTGCCCTACGATCAGCGGTCTAAGGCGACGCACAACCACTATTTTGCGATCATCCATGCGGCTTGGCAGAACTGGCCGGAAAATTACGAAACCGCGATAGCGAACGAAGACGCTCTCCGAAAACATGCGCTGATCCGCACCGGCCACTATGACGAATCGGCATGCTCGTTCGCGAGCTCCGAGGATGCCGCAGCCTACATCACAATGATGACGCGCGCCGTCGATTATGCCGAGTTCTCGACGTTCGAGGATGTCGTCATCGTCCGAATCGCCAAGACGCAAAAGAAAAAGCTGATGGGCGCGGCGGTGTTCCAGGCGAGTAAGACCGACGTTTTGGACTTCCTGTCGGCGCATGTCGGCGTGGACGTAACCACGCTCGCGGCCGAGGCCAAGAAGATGGCCGCATGACCAACCGCCGCGCTCACGCGACCGAGTGGTACTCGTTCGGGCTGCTTAACAGCATCGCCGTATTTGCCGGACATTGCCAAGCTGGGCCACCGCGCGAAGCCATTGCGGGCACGTTCGGTCCCGCCAATGCCGGCCGGGCGCTGTCCCCCGATGAGCGCGCCGCCGTCGTAGAGCAGATGATCGCGGAGGGCAGGCTGTGAGCCAGCGCAAGCACCTCTCGCTCAAGACGCGGCTTGCCGCGGCGCTCCTGCAAATGAAGCGCATGGACGAGAACGGCCAGATTGTGCGCGTAATCCCGCACCAAGAAGCCAAGACGCTGACTGCGGACCAGATCATCAGCCGATTCCAGTTCGACCACTATCCGATTCCGCACGCCGAGGGCGGCCCCGACGAGCCGTGGAACATTGACCCGTCGCCAACCCCGGAGCATCGGGAAAAGACGGCCAAGGTCGACGTGCCGACGATCGCCAAGTCGAAGCGTGTTCGCGCCAAGCAAGCGGCGCACGCCGCAGCCATGGAGCCCGATGCCGAGCCGCCGCGGCGCCGCTCGCGCTGGGCGAAGGATCGCAAAATTCCGTCGCGACCGATCAATATGTGGGGCAGCCGATGACACTCGGCGGCGACGCGCACCGCGAACTCGCGAAGCTCAATGAGGACCGGCTTTGGAACTTGCCGTCATGGGCAGGCGAGCGGCCAGCCTACGCGACGATCGAGGAAGCCAAGTGGCGCGCGCTTTACGGCAATAAGCCGATGCCGCACGGTTGGCAGGCGCCGCAATCACTGGAAGCGGCATTTCCGAGCAAGGAACAGCCGTGAGCAGGCCGGCCATCTGCACTCAGGCTCAGGTTCGTCGCAATATTCGCGCGGCGAAAAAAGAGGGGCTGCGCGTTGCCGAAATTAAGCCGGACGGCACTCTGCTCCTTCAAGCCGATGACGATCTTGCTCTGCCGCCCCGGCCAGAGCAGACTGTCACTGACGGCTGGGACACGCGGGCATAGTGCAGATCGACCTTCCCAATCTGGTTTCGGAAACCGATCGCCACGGCAACGCGCGCTTTTACGTGCGCCGGAAGGTGCTCGGTCGGCTGCGCCGATTGAGGCTGCGCGGAGAACCGGCCTCGGACGAGTTCATGGCGGCCTACAGAGCAGCCCTGGAAACGTTAAAACTGGAAGCGTTAAAAATCGAGCCGTCACCTGACAGGCCGCAAAGCCCCGGACGCACACACGGTTCTCTTGGGTGGCTTGCCGCCGAGTATTTTGCGTCAACTGAGTTCAAGGGGCTCGATGCGAGATCGCAGCGTGTCCGGCGCGGTGTCATCGAGGGGTGTTTGCACGAGCCGGTTACGCCGGGCTCGGCGCGGCAGATGCGCGATTGCCCCTACACGCGCGTCGATGCCACCCACATAATGATGTTCCGCGACCGCAAGGTGAACGCGGGGCTGTCCGGCGCCGCGAATAACCGCCGCAAATATCTCGGCAGCATGTTCAGTTGGGCGATCGAGGCACGCAAGTACGGCATCACGGCGAACCCGTGCCGCGACACCCGCAAGGCGAAGCTGGTTACGGAAGGATTCCGGACTTGGACTGTCGAGGATGTACGGACCTATGTGCGCCGTCACCCTCCCGGGACAATGGCGTATCTCGCCCTGGCGCTGATGCTGTTCCTCGGTGCACGCCGCGGCGACGCCGCGCGGCTCGGCCCGAAGGACGATCGCGGCGACGTCATGGTCTATGTCCCGCGCAAGACGAGCTACAAGCGGATCGAGGAAAGCGTAAAGCCGATCCTGCCGCCGCTGCGCCATGCGCTCAAGATCACGACGCACGGCCTGCAAACCTTCCTGGTCACGGCCTACGGTCAGCCGTTCACAGACGCCGGCCTCGGCAACCGGATGCGCGCGTGGTGCGATGAGGCCGGCTTGCCAGAGTGCACGTCGCACGGCTTGAAGAAGATCGCGGCGTCGATCTGCGCGGAAGCCGGGGCCAGCGATCGGCAGATGATGGCGCTGTTCGATTGGACAAGCGAGAGCATGGCGACCACGTACACTGCCAAGGCGCGCAAGCGGAAGCTGGCGGGCGATGCCGGCGCGCTGCTCGGCGCCTTCGAGTGGGAACAGATCGAGGGCGAAATCGCGAAGTGAGACCCTTAGACGAAAACCTACGGGATCGCACCGAAAAGTTATCTTATTGGTATTACACAGAAAAATGACTGGGTGGCAGGAGTGGAGGGACTCGAACCCCCAACCCCCGGTTTTGGAGACCGGTGCTCTAGCCAGTTGAGCTACACTCCTTCACGGCGGGCTTTGTCATGCCCTCTGTGGCGCGGCGGCGCAAGACCCCGACGCACAGGAGCGCCCTGCTCCCGATTGGCCGCATTGTTTTCTTGCAGGCTTGGCTCCATAAAACCGCAGCCGTTTCGCACCTTAAAATTCAAAGGGCCGCAAATTGATGCCGACACGACGCGAGATCATCTTCGCAGCTGCCGGGGCTGCCATTGCCCGCCCGGCATTCGCCGCAGAGCCATCGCCGCGCGACTTCGTCACCGCGATCTACAACACCTATAAGGGTACGGACGCTCACGGCCGTCCGCTCGACAACGATGCCGACATCCGCCGCTATTTCGAACCGAAGCTCGCGGCAGCCATGATCAAGGATCGCCGTGCGGCTGCGCGCCGGCAGGAAGTCGGCACGCTCGACTTCGATCCGTTCGTCGACGCCCAGGACTGGGAGATCGCCTCGTTCGACATCGCGGTGAGCGACGCCGGCCCCAGCAAGGCCAGCGCGACCGTCAAGTTCACCAGTTACAAACGCGACAGCGCGATCGTCCTCGACTTGGTCAAGACCAAGGGTGCGTGGAAGATCGGCAACATTACTTGGACGCCGCACGAGAAGCCGAATACGCTTCGCGGACTGTACGCACTTTGATAAGCGCACGGCCGTTGCAAAGCGTGACCGGGGGGCACAACATCAGAACGTCAATGGAGGAACCGAATGCTCGAACAAAAACCGACGAAGAAAATTTTGCCGTGCACCGTGCTGGCCGTTTTGTGCGGCCTGACAATGACGGCGAGCGCGCTCGCCCAAGGCGCCGCCAAACCGGCCGCGGCGGAACCAGCCAACGCGCAGAATTCGGTGAGCGGCACCTGGCAATGCAAGCCCAATCCGGATCCGTGCACTTGGCCCGGAGCTTCGCCTTCGATCACACAGTCCGGCAATGATCTGCAGATCAAAGGCGCCGACGGCGCCACCTCCGACGCCAAGATGACCAGCGCCAGCACGATCAGCGCCGGCGGCACCTTCAACTCGTTCGGCATCGTGCGCCCGGACAAATCGATCGACTGGTCCGACGGCACCAAGTGGAGCAAGCAATAGGTCGGAGCCCCGCGCCGAAGGCTTCATTGCGCCGAGAGCCGGAAACTGCTATATAGATGGGGCGGGCAGCCCTTGGCGGCGCCCCGAAGATGCTAGCGAAATTTGACCATTTGGCCCGCCGCCACCGGCGGGCCGA